AATCAATAAGTAATAAATAAAAAATGGGACAATACTCAATAACAGCCGGAACATTCGGCAAAGCTTTAGCGGTTACACCAGTAGCTATCGGCGCTCTAGATGCAAGATCTGCTTGGGAGTTCGAAAATCAAACAACCTTAGGTAATAATTATACAGGATCACAACTATACGTTGGGGGTGAAGGAAACGTAGATGTTATACTAGCAGGCGTTACAGGAGCTCAAGACACGGTAACTGGTTTTAATTTTGAAACAATATTCAGAGGAGCTAATCCTTCTCCTGCTAATTTTGTAGCGGGATCGGGATATTTTACACAAAATGACGTAGCAACAACAGTTGTAACTGCCGTACCTAATTCACCCGCTACTGTGCCTGCAGGTTTAACAGTAGATATAATAGCGGATTTACCGGGGGTTGATGTAACTGAAGCTGGCTCAGGATATACTGCAGGAAATGCTTTTACAACTACTGTAGTTCCAGCTGGGGGAACGGGTTTAATTGGCACAATTGAGTCAATCACAGGAGGTGGTGCAACAGGACCTATAGATGATGTTACTATAACAAGAGGCGGATCAGGCTATAGCGCAGGAGATGTAGTTACTGTTATTTCTACAGGCGGTACAAGCGCAGAGCTTACTATAGCCGTAGCTAGAAATGGGGCTGTAACACTTGCTTCATTTAAATTTCCTAAAATACGAAATGCAGGATCTAACTATTCTGTAGGAGATATTATAACAGTAAATCAAACTGGTCACGTGGATGATTGTAAATTTGCAGTTAGCTCTGTTGAAAGCTTACTGCCAGGAGTAAATGATGTTGTTAGGTTTAAAGCAGTTCCAGTGGGAACAATATTACCAGCGGCAGTTAGTTATGTTATAATCCCAGCAGCAGACGCCGCAACAGATTTAGTAGCATTAAAATAATAATAAAACACGTAACTATATTAATATAAACAATTAAATTAAATCAAATGAAAAAAGCAGAAGACAAAATTAAAGCAATGATTACTGAAAAGCAATTAAAAACTGTTAATGATCAACAAGTTAAGTTAACGGAAGGGTTAAGAACACTAGGAGTATTAGATGTTCAAAAACAAAATATTCACGGTCAAATAGCAGAGTTATCTAAAGAGATTGAAGCTACTAAAAAAGAACTTGAAGACGAATATGGTCAGATAAACATTGATCTTAAAGATGGAAGTTATACTGAAATCGAAAAAGAAGATGCAGAATAATATAAGAAAAATTAGCATAGGTTCTGATTATAAAAATGAAGCAATGCATTACTCAGTTGGGCAGCAAGTTTATGGTGGTCACGAGATATCGCATATTTTATTAAACGAATCTGATGGCTCTTATAATATTTACATTAAAAAAAGCAATGAGGTAATGCCATGGAAGAAATTTAATTCTAACATGGCAATATCCGTTGAATATGATTTGGAGTATTGAAAAGTATATATGATTTTATTGTAGAACCACTAGGTGATGAATACAGTAATAAAATTAAAATTGGGGATAAAGAGTTAATTGTAAATACAAAAATAGAAGATTTTAAATTTGTAAATAGATTAGCTAAAGTTTTAGAAACACCAAAAGCTTTTAATACAAGTATTAATGTAGGAGATATAATTGTTATTCATCAGAATGTTTTTAGAACGTTTTATGACATGAAAGGCAATAAGAAAAAAAGCAGATCTTGGTTTAAAGAAAGCTTACATTTTTGCGCCATAGATCAAATTTATTTATATAAAAATAAAACAGGTTGGCATTCATTTGGTGATCGCTGTTTTATAACCCCGATAAAAGACAATGAGTCTTTAACGCTAGATAAAGAGCAAAGCTTAGTTGGTATATTAAAATATGGTAACAGCTCTTTAAAAGCACTTAATATTAACCCAGGAGACTTAGTAGGTTATACACCTAATAGCGAATGGGAATTTTTAATTGATGGCAAGCGTTTATATTGTATGAAATCTAATGATATTGTAATTAAATATGAATACCAAGGAAACGAAGTTGAATATAATCCAAGCTGGGCAAATAGCAGTTGAGGAGCTAATCAAAGTAGCTAAAGAAGCTATTGTTGATTCAGGGGATGATATTACTGCAGATAGATTAAAGAATGCGGCAGCTACAAAAAAGCTAGCTATATTTGATGCTTTTGAAATACTAAATAGATTAGAAGCTGAAGAAGCTTTATTAAATGAAAAGCCTAAAGAAATAAAAGAAGAAAAATCTTTTAAAGGTTTTGCAGAAGGAAGATCTAAAAATGTATAAGCAAACTTTATATAAAGTCTTAAAAGACTACGTAAAACCTAAGGTTCTTAATAGAATGAATAGGTATAAAAAATGGGATTATGGTTATAACGAAGAGCATGATTTAATAGTTATAAGTAAAACAGGTGAAATAGGCGAGATTTATGAAATACAAAATCTTAAAATAGCTTTGCCTAAAGTAAAAGATATTGTTGAATTTGAAAAAGACAAGTGGACTTATACACCATACCCAAAAGAATTAAGTAAAATTAAATCTGTGTTTGACTGGGAAGAATACCCGTTAGACTTTAAAGAAAAATGGTATGACTATATTGACAAAGAATTTACAAGGCGTGAAGAAGGTTTTTGGTTCACTAGCAAAGGTGTTCCTACTTACATTACTGGCACTAATTATATGTACCTGCAGTGGAGTAAAATTGACGTCGGGCAACCGGACTTTAGAGAATCAAATAGATTATTCTACATTTTCTGGGAAGCTTGTAAATCGGACACACGGTCTTATGGAATGTGTTATCTTAAAAACCGTCGGTCAGGCTTTTCATTTATGTCCTCAGCTGAATCGGTCAACCTTGCTACAATATCCACGGATTCACGGTACGGCATATTGTCCAAATCTGGTGCCGATGCTAAGAAGATGTTCACAGATAAAGTGGTACCAATATCCGTTAACTATCCATTCTTCTTCAAACCGATCCAGGACGGTATGGACAGGCCCAAGACCGAGCTTGCCTACAGAGTCCCTGCTTCCAAATTTACCCGTAGAAAACTTGATTCCAATCAAACCCAAAAAGAAATTACCGGTCTGGACACGACCATCGACTGGAAGAACACCGGCGACAATGCCTACGATGGGGAGAAGCTCAGGCTCCTCGTCCATGATGAATCGGGGAAATGGGAAAGGCCCAACAACATCCTTAACAACTGGAGGGTTACAAAAACCACCCTTAGATTAGGTAGTAGAGTTATTGGAAAGTGTATGATGGGATCAACATCAAATTCACTTGATAAAGGTGGTGCTAATTTCAAAAAGCTTTATGAAAATTCGGATGTTACCAAAAGAAACGCCAATGGACAGACTCGCTCAGGACTCTATTCTTTGTTCATACCTATGGAATGGAATTACGAAGGATACATTGATTCTTATGGCCTACCTGTATTCATTACACCAAAAAAGCCCGCTGAAGATCCACACGGAACAAAAATAACACAAGGCGTAATAGAATACTGGGACAATGAAGTAGAAGGCTTAAAGTCTGATCAAGATAGTTTAAATGAATTCTACAGACAGTTTCCACGAACAACCAAGCATGCATTTAGAGACGAATCTAAACAATCTTTATTTAATTTAACAAAGATATACGAGCAAATAGATTTTAATGAAGATCTTAAGAACTCAGTTAATGTAACGCAAGGAAGTTTCCAATGGGAAAATGGTCATAAGGATACTAAAGTACTATTTGTGCCAAATAAAGACGGTAGATTTTTAGTAACTTGGGTTCCTCCTGCAAATTTACAAAATAAAAGATATATAAAAAATGGCACTAATCATCCTGGTAATGAGCATTGCGGGGCATTTGGTTGTGATCCATACGATATATCGGGCACTACAGATGGCAGAGGATCTAATGGATCTCTTCATGGCTTAACCAAGTTTAGCATGGAGGATGTGCCTCCTAATCATTTCTTTTTAGAATATATAGCTAGACCGCAAACTGCTGAAATATTTTTTGAAGATGTTTTAATGGCTTGTGTATTTTACGGAATGCCAATACTAGCTGAAAACAATAAACCAAGATTATTATATCATTTTAAACGTAGAGGATATAGAGGTTACTCAATTAATAGGCCTGATAAAAAATATAATAAACTTTCAATAACAGAACGAGAACTTGGAGGAATACCAAACTCTAGTGAAGATATAAAACAAGCTCATGCTGCGGCTATAGAAACATATGTAAATGATTTTGTAGGTTTAAAAGAAACAGGCTATGGTGATGTTTATTTTCAAAGAACATTAGAAGACTGGGCAAAGTTTGATATTAACAACAGAACAAAGCATGATGCATCTATAAGTTCGGGGCTAGCTTTAATGGCTTGCAACAAACATAGGTATGCACCTAATCCGCCTAAAACAGAAATTCAACCTGTGGATTTAGGTATTAAAAAATACGATAATAAAGGTTCAACATCAAAAATAATAAGTTAAATGAGTATATATACTAACACCAATAGCGCTTTTCCTAGTCAAGTAGTAAGTGATGCAGAAAAAGCAAGTTTGGAATACGGGACGCAAGTTGGGCAGGCTATTGAATACGAGTGGTTTGGTCAAGGGCGAACTAATGGTAATAGATATTTAACTAGCTGGAATCAATTCCATCAATTAAGATTATATGCTAGAGGAGAGCAATCAATACAAAAGTACAAAGATGAGCTATCTATAAACGGTGATTTATCTTATTTAAACTTGGACTGGAAGCCAGTACCTATTCTATCTAAATTTGTAGACATCGTAGTAAATGGTATATCTGGAAAGTCTTACGATATTAAAGCTTACGCTCAAGACCCGTCTTCTATAAAGAAAAGAACTGATTATGCTTCTATGCTTTATGAAGATATGATATCTAAAGAATATCTAGATAGTCTTCAACAAACACTAGGTATTAATTTATACCAAACACCAAATATTGATATAGTACCTGAGTCTAAAGACGAGTTAGAGCTTCATATGCAATTAAGTTATAAGCAATCTATAGAAATAGCAGAAGAAGAAGCTATTTCGTCTGTGCTTGCTCAAAATAAATTTGATCTTACAAGAAGAAGATTAAATATGGACTTAACAGTACTAGGCATGGCAGTAGCGAAAACTAGCTTTAATACCGCTGAAGGAATTACTGTTGAATATGTTGATCCTGCTTATGTTATTTATTCTTATACGGAAGACCCTAACTTTGATGATGTATATTACGTAGGAGAAGTAAAGTCTATAACTATACCAGAACTTAAAAAAGAATTTCCAAATATTTCAGAAAAAGAATTAGCAAGAATTCAAAAATTACCTGGCAATAGTCAATATGTAACTGGCTGGGGTAATTATGATAAAAATACAGTTCAAGTTTTATATTTTGATTATAAAACATATCATAATCAAGTATTTAAAATAAAAGAAACTCCCCAAGGATTATTAAAAGCTTTAGAAAAGCCTGATTCATTTAATCCGCCAGAAAATGATAACTTTGAAAGAGTGTCAAGATCCATTGAAGTATTATATACAGGAGCTAAAGTATTAGGCTCTAATGAAATGGTGAAGTGGGAGTTAGCAAAAAACATGTCCAGACCTACGGCTGATACAACTAAAGTAGAAATGAACTACGCTTTATGCGCGCCTAGAATGTACAAAGGACGCATTGAGTCTCTTGTAAGCAAATGTGTTGGGTTTGCTGATATGATCCAGTTAACTCATTTAAAACTGCAACAAGTTTTATCTCGTATGGTGCCAGATGGTGTTTACTTAGATATGGACGGCTTAGCAGAAGTAGACCTTGGCAATGGAACTAATTATAACCCAGCAGAAGCATTAAATATGTATTTCCAAACAGGTTCTATAGTTGGTAGATCGCTTACGCAAGATGGAGATATGAATGCAGGTAAAGTACCTATTCAAGAACTTAATAGTTCAAGTGGTCAATCTAAAATTAATGCTCTTATACAAACGTATCAATATTACTTACAAATGATTCGTGATGTAACCGGTCTTAATGAAGCAAGAGACGGAACAGCTATGGATAAGAACTCATTAGTAGGACTGCAGAAGATGGCCGCTAACGCGTCCAATGTTGCTACAAGGCATATTAACCAGTCAAGTCTTTATATTACTCTTAAACTAGCCGAAAACATTGCTCTTAAAATAGCTGATGCATTAGAATTCCCTCTAACAAAAAGCGCATTACAAAATTCTATATCTACATTTAATATTAAAACATTAGAAGAAATAGTAAATTTAAACCTTCATGATTTTGGTATATTTTTAGAATTAGAACCAGACGATGAAGAACAAGCTCAATTAGAAAATAACATACAAGTTGCATTACAGCAAGGAGGTATTGATCTTGAAGATGCTATTGATTTAAGGAATATTAAAAATCTTAAGCTAGCAAATCAAATGCTTAAAATTAAGCGTAAAGCTAAAGCTAAGCAAGATCAAGCTAATCAACAAGCTAATATTGCAGCTCAAGGACAATCTCAAGCATCCACTGCGGAAAAAACAGCAATGGCAGAAGTGCAAAAACAAGAAGCTATAATGGGTGCCAACGTGCAATTCGAACAATCCAAAAATCAAATGGAAATTCAACGAATGGAAATTGCAGCACAATTAGAAGCAAAAAAAATGCAAACAAGATTCCAGTACGATATGAAGCTTAAACAATTAGATGTTCAAAACGTCCAACAAAAAGAAGGCGCAATTGAAGATCGTAAAGATACTCGTAGTAAAATGGAAGCATCACAACAAAGTGAATTAATAAGTCAAAGAAAAAATGACGGCTTGCCAATAAACTTTGAAAGTCAGCCCGAAGAGGGCATGCAAGCTTTCATGTAGAAAGTAAACAATTATTTAATTATATTATATTATGTCAGAAACAAAAACAAATGAACCTGTTAAACAGGAAGGTGAGTTTAAATTAAAAAAGAAAACTCCTAAAAAATTAATCACACCTAGTGATGAGCCGGTAAGAGTTAACATCAAAGAGCCTTTGATTGAGCTACCACCAGAGATTACAAAAGTGGTAATACCAAATGAAGATGCCATTCAAATCGGAGAAACAGAAAAAGTATCTATGGATGAATCATCCGGAGATAGCGCAGAGGTGGGAGAACCTATACAAAAGTCCAACGAGGATGTTGAAGGGTTTTCTCCAATCAAAAAAGTAACTGAGGATAAAGTTACAGAAGTTCAAGTAGAAAAAGCAATACAAGATGAAAAAATTCTTGGCAAAGCTTTACCTGAAAATATTGAAAAGCTAGTTTCATTTATGGAAGAAACAGGCGGGACAATAGAAGATTATACTAGATTAAATGCTGATTATTCTCAAGTAGATGATATTACATTATTAAAAGAATACTATAAAAAAGAAAAACCTTATTTAGAAGGTGAAGACGTTGATATGCTTTTAGAAGACTTTGTCATTGACGAAGATGTCGATGAGGATAGAGACGCACGCAAAAAAAGAATTGCGTTTAAAGAAGAAGTTGCAAAAGCCAAAAGCTATTTGGAAGAGACAAAGAGTAAATATTACGACGAGATCAAGTTGAGACCGGGCGTTACTCAAGATCAACAAAAAGCCACGGACTTTTTTAACCGATATAACAAGCAGCAAGAAGCGTCTAAGCAACAACACACACAATTTAAAGAAAGTACTAAAGAACTTTTCAGCAATAATTTCGAAGGTTTCGATATTAAAGTTGGTGAAACAAATTACAAGTACAATATTCAAAATCGTGATAAAGTTGCAGAAAGCCAATCAAACATTAATAACCTTGTCGGGAAGTTCCTAGACGCTGAAGGTAATGTTAAAGATACGAAAGGCTATCATAAAGCTATGTATGCTGCTGACAACGTGGATAAGATCGCTTCTCATTTTTATGAGCAAGGAAAAGCCGATGCTGTAAAAGAAGTTGTAAACAGTTCTAAAAACCTAAGTAGTACTAAAGCTAGATCTACTCAAGGAGAAGTGTTTATAAATGGACTTAAGGTAAAAGCAATAAGCGGTACTGATTCCAAAAGCTTACGAATTAAAACAAAAAAATTTAACTAAAAAAAACTAAAAAATTATGGCTTTAACTCCACAATTTGGAAGCTTAATCCCTTCCTCTAGACAGGAGCTATTAAATAGCAACTATCTACAATTTAACGGCGGTGCTAACGCAGGAGATTCAAACTCTTTTGCTCAGCAATATTTGCCAGAAGTATATGAAGCAGAAGTAGAGCGTTACGGAAACCGTACATTGTCTGGCTTCTTAAGAATGGTTGGCGCTGAAATGCCAATGACAAGTGATCAAGTAATTTGGTCAGAACAAAATAGATTACACATATCTTATGACAATTGTGCTATTGGTGGTGCAGGAAATAACACTATTACTGTTGCTCCTGCTGCTGGATTCCCTGGCGTGCAAAACACTATTTCACCAAATGACACTGTAGTTATATTAGATACAGTTTCTGGTTTAGAAGCAAAAGCACTTGTAGCAACTAGTACAGTTGGAACAGCTGCTGTAGCGGGAACAATTGTTGTTACTTTATTTAACGGTAACAATATGAATACTGCTGGACAGGCATTCACAACTGGTAACGTAAAAGTATTTGTATATGGATCTTCTTATTCTAAAGGTACTGCAATAGCTCAAAATACTGGTGCTGGATTACAGGCAGCAGGATCAAGAGTTTCTGTTGAACCTCAGTTTACACAATATTCTAATTCACCAATTATCCTAAGAAGCCAGTACGTAGTGTCTGGATCTGATATGGCTCAAATTGGATGGGTTGAAGTTGCAACTGAAGACGGAACATCTGGATACTTATGGTATTTAAAAGCTGAATCTGAAACTAGATTACGTTTTGAAGATTACTTAGAAATGAGTATGATTGAAAGCGAATACAATCAAGTAGCTGCTGTACCAGCAGGTGCTTTACCTGGGTCTGAAGGTTTATTTGCTGCTATTCAATCAAGAGGTAATGTAGAAGTAGGATTTACTGCTGCTGCTGGACTTGATGAATTTGATGCTATCCTTAAGAATTTAGATACTCAAGGAGCAATTGAAGAAAACATGTTATTCTTACAGAGACAAACATCTCTTGATTTTGACGATATGTTAGCTTCTATTTCTGGCGGATTTGCTGGAGGTACTGCTTTTGGATTATTTGAAAACTCTGAAGAAATGGCTCTTAACTTAGGATTCTCTGGATTTAGAAGAGGTTCTTATGACTTTTACAAAACTGATTGGAAATACTTAAATGATGCTTCTACTCGTGGAGGAATTGTTGGAGTTAATTCAATTGAAGGTGTATTAGTACCAGCTGGAACTTCTACAGTGTATGATCAAGTTTTAGGAACTAACATCAGAAGACCTTTCTTACACGTAAGATATAGAGCTTCACAAGCTGATGATAGAAGAATGAAATCTTGGCTAACTGGTTCTGCTGGTGGTGCATTTACTTCGACTCTTGATGCTATGGAAGTTAACTTCCTATCTGAAAGATGTTTAGTAACTCAAGCTGCTAACAACTTTGTATTATTCAAAGGAATCTAATTGATTCAATATTAATGTAATTGTTACCCTCGTTGCATTAACGGGGGTAATTATTACTTTTACAAACTATTTAATTTTATTATATTATGGCTAAACAAGCTAAAGCAAAGCAAATTGAGGTTGCTCCTCAAGAAGAAGTGGTAACACAAGTTGCTACTCCAGTAAAACCCACAAAACCAGAATGGGAAATTAAAGACAGGGTATATTATTTAAAAGGAAATAAAAATCCTCTTACATTAACAATACCAGGAAAGCATACAAGAAAACATGCTTTACTCTACTTTGATGAAAAAACTGGAAAACAAAGAGAAATAAGATACGCAACAAATCAAGATTCACCTTTAGTAGATGAACAAAAAGGGGAAGTTACAATGGGGCATATAAGATTTAGAGATGGAACTTTAACTGTTAAAAAAGCTCAACAAAATTTACAAAAATTATTATCTTTGTATCACCCTTTAAAAGGTAAATTATACGAAGAGTTTAGTGCAAAAGATGAAGCAATAGATGATTTAGATATTTTAGATCTTCAAATTGATGCTTTAAATGCGGCTAGAGCAATGGACGTAGATCATGGAGAAGCAATATTAAGAGTTGAACTAGGATCTAAAGTAAATGAAATGAGCTCTAAAGAGCTTAAGAGAGATTTATTATTATTTGCTAGATCTAATCCAGAATTGTTTATTAGCTTAGCTAATGACGAAAATGTACAGCTTAGAAACTTTGCAATTAGAGCTACTGAAATAGGTATAATAAAAATATCTGCAGATCAAAGATCTTTCACATGGGGAACAAATGACAGAAAATTAATGAATGTTCCATTTGATGAAAACCCTTACTCGGCGTTTGCGGCTTTCTTAAAAACAGATGAAGGAGTAGAAATTTATAAGTCTATAGATAAAAAACTATAAAAACAAGTAATATTAATATGAGGCTCGTCTACTCGGGCCTTATATTATAATAAAATAAAAAATGGCAGTAAACGTAAACACAGTGTATCAGACGGTCTTGTTAATATTAAACAAAGAACAAAGAGGATATATAACTCCACAAGAGTTTAATGACATTGCTACACAGGTTCAGCTTGAAATATTCAATAAATATTTTGAAGATTTAAACCAACAAATACGTGTGCCTCAAACAGATTTAGATTATGCTGACAGAGTTTTAAATATAGATGAAAAACTTTCTATACTTAAAACATTTGGAACAGCTACATATGATTCTGCATCAATACCCACTAATCCTTTTTGGGCTTTACCCACTACTGATATATATGCTCAAACTGTAGAGTTATATAAATTAGGGGCTGTAACTTTTCAGCCTACAAATAGAGAAGCGGTTGAACTACAAAGACTGCAAAGAAATGATTTTTATAATATTCAAAAATCAAAATTAACAAAATCAACTGAAAATTTTCCTACATATTTATTAGAGAATAATAGACTTTTTATAAGCCCTAGCACTATTACAAGTGCTTTAGGTGTTATTAATGTAGATTTTATAAGAAAACCTTTAGACCCAATTTGGGGATTTATAGTTGGAAACTTAGGACAATACATATATGATATTACTATATTTGATCCTACGGTTTTTCCAAATACAGGATCAAGAAATTTTGAACTAGACGCTTCTGAACAAACCAATATAATATTAAAAATATTGCAATATTCAGGCGTTATTATAAATGATCCTACAGTAATACAGATTGCTTCGCAAAAAGTGCAGCAAGAAGAAATAAACGAAAAAAGCTAATAAGATATGCCAATTCCTAATGGAGGTTTAATAACCGAAACAAATCAACAATATTACGAAGGTGCTCAAGGTTTTGTGTCTCAGACAGGTGTAGCAGGAGAATTTTTTAATACTACATTTAATACAGATCTTGCTTTTAGCACATTTGATCCTAACAATGCTAACTATGCGTTAAATAATTTTAAACTTTATACAAGCGCAAATGGTTTTCCTGGAACATATACTGAATATATTTTAGCGTATACTGTTGTAGGCAATAGAATAACTTTCACTGCTTTGCTTCCAGCTGGAACTTATGTGGTTGTGCAATTAAAAATATTAACTGGAGGTAAGTACGGACAAACAGAAGCTGAAAAAGCTTATGGCCAAACGGTTGAAGACAATTATGAAAGCTATGCTTATGTAACTTTAAACAATATAATAAATAATTTTTTAATAGCATACGTTGGAGCAGGTAAATTAATACCAAGCATAAAACGAACAGATCTTATATTTCATGCTAAAAGGGGATTGCAAGAGTTTAGTTATGATACTTTAAAAAGTATTCACTCTCAAGAGCTTACTATACCCGCTAGTTTAAGCGTTATTATACCTCAAGACTACGTTAATTATGTTGCAGTTTCTTGGATAGACAATATGGGTGTTAAAAGACCTATATACCCAGCTAACAATTTAACTATAAGCCCTTTTGAAACACCTATACAAGATCAAGCAGGTGTTCCGACAAACGATAACTTTGGAGACAATATAGAAGGAACTTCTATTACTGAAGAAAGATGGAAAAAAGCTAATGACAGTTTAATAAACGGTCAACAAGGCAATAATATAGATGAAGTTATTGATTTTCAAAATGCTTATGGCTTTGAAGGTAGCTGGAACTGGGGCAGGCAATACGGGTTGGATCCTCAAACAGCTCAAACAAACGGATGGTTTAATATGAATGAACGAGAAGGCAAAATGTCTTTTTCTAGTAATTTAACTGGAAAGCTTATAGTATTAGAATACATTTCTGATGGATTAGCTTATGATTTAGACACTAAAGTTCCTAAGATGGCTGAAGAAGCTATGTATGCTTACTTAAGTTACTCTGTATTATCTACTAGAATTAATCAACCTGAATATGTTGTTCAAAGGCTTAAAAAAGAAAAAACCGCAAAACTTAGAAATGCAAAAATTAGATTATCTAATATAAAGTTAGAAGAAATAGTTCAAGTAATGAGAGGAAAATCTAAATGGATTAAACACTAAAATTAAATGGCACAAGCAAAAAATAATTTTTTAAGGTCTAGAATGAATAAAGATCTAGATGCTAGAATATTGCCTCAAGGTGAATATAGAAATGCTTTAAATGTTCAAATAAGTAGATCTGAAAGTGATACTGTAGGCTCATTAGAAAATGTTTTAGGAAATAGCGAACTTGTAGATTTTGCCGGAGGTGGATCACAATCAATAGGGTACTTTGCAGACGATTCATCGTCTATGGTATATGTTTTTGTAACAAATTATTTAGACCCTAACGAACCTAGTCCAACATATGACCCAAGTAAAAGTCATGGTATATATTCTTATAACACTTTAACTGGCCAAAGCAATTTGCTTATTTCTGGCGCATTTTTAAATTTTTCTCAATCTAATCCTATTTATGGAGTTAATCTTTTAGAAGAATTATTATTTTGGACGGACAATAGAAACCAGCCAAGAAAAATAAATATAGTAACTGCAACAGAAACGCTAGGATATTACACAAAAGAAGAACAAATATCCGTAGCTAAAAACTTTCCATACCAGCCTATGCAGCTTTGGCAAGAAAGTCAATTAGGCACATCAGCTTCTGAGGTAGAATATGAAACAACTATGTACGATGTTTCGTCTAAGTTCTATCCTAATGGAGGAGAGGCTTTAACTAATGGAGCAGTATCAGCTTTGACAACTTTTCCAATAGATAATATAATTGGTTCTATACCTGTTGGATCAATAGTTACCGGGACTGGGGTAACAGCCGGAACCACAGTTGTCGCATACAATGAACCAAACTTACAAGTTAATCAAGCTCAAACTTTAAGCAATAATGTAGAATTAGTTTTTAATGCTAACCCTTATTATGAATCTACATTTAATGGGGATCCTAGTTATTTAGAAGATAGGTTCGTAAGATTTTCTTATAGATTTAGATATGATGACGGAGAGTATTCAGTTTTTGCTCCGTTTACACAAATAACATTTATACCAAAGCAAGATGGTTATTTTATGCAAAAAACACCGGCTGCAACAGGTATTGAACAAGATGATGAAGAAGCAGCATACAGAACAACTATTGTTGAATTTGTAGAAAATAAAGTAGATAAAATACTTTTAAAAATTCCTTTAGAGTCAACTAATTCTTTACTTCAAAGTGATTTAAAAGTTACGGAAATTGATATACTTTATAAAGAGGCAGACCAACTAGCAGTAAAAGTTGTAGATACAATACCTATTGGAACAGTAGCAAGCCAATCAGGCACCTGCAATGTTAGCGGAAATTTTTCAGGAGTGAGAGATATTGTAGTTGGAAATAGAGTAGGAGGTATACAGGTAGGAAGCATTGTAAATGGAGAAGGTGTTGTTGACGGCACCACTGTAGTTGCTTTTAATCAAGATACTTTTACGATAACAATGAGTGTTAATCAAACTTTATCTAATTCAACACTACTTACAATTGGAGAACCTAATTTTTTTGTATACAATTATCAATCTAAAAAACCTTATAAAACTTTACCCGAAAGTGAAATAGTAAGAGTATATGATAAAGTGCCGGTAAAAGCTTTTGGCCAAGAAGTAATAAGCAATAGAGTTGTTTATTCTAATTTTCAAGATAAACACACTCCTCCTGCAACTTTAGATTATAATGTTAATGCATCCCCTAAAGCTGATTTTAGTTTAAAAGCTGGTACCGTTAATGTTAATGGTACTTTTAATAACGTGGCTACTATTAATTACACAAATGTAACGGGAGATGTTTTTACTGGATCATTTGTTTCTTCAAATGTTACGGGTGCTATAATACCGCCAAATACAATTGTTATTAGCTTTGATCCCTCAAGCTTGGCTATGACTTTCTCAAACAATGTTACTTTAGCAACTGGTGTTTTATTATTATTTACTGCAAATTCCGATGTTGAAGCTAACGTTAGTAAAATTGAATATCCTAATCATTCATTAAAAGAAAATAGAAATTATCAAGTGGGCATTGTTTTATCTGATAAATTTGGAAGACAGTCTTCTGTTATACTTTCAGATAGTTTAGCCAGTTCAGTTGTTGATGGTCAGGAGTATATAGGTTCTACAATATTTTCACCATATAGATCAGCCGGCGTGGTTCCGGCGGAATGGCCAGGTGATTCTTTAAAAGTATTATTTAATAGTCCTATATATCCTTTAGATAGTAACGCTGCAACAGGCTGGCCTGGAATTTACAATGGAGAATCCACTAATTCTAAGTACAATCCACTCGGGTGGTATTCTTTTAAAATAGTTGTTAAACAAACAGAACAAGAATATTATAATGTTTACTTGCCTGGTGTAATGGCCGCTTATCCTGAAAACAATACGCTTGAATTAGGTAAAACATCACATACCGTTTTATTCAATGATAATATAAATAAAATTCCTAGAGATTTAACTGAAGTAGGTCCGTTACAAAGACTGTTCAGAAGCTCTGAAGAATTATTTGGAAGAGTTGAAAATTTAAATATAGGATCAGGGACTGCAGATAAAAATACTCAATATTACCCAGGGAGAGTTTCAGAAGTAGTAAGTTCAATAGCTGGCATGAATGATTTGTTTGGATTAAATCCAGCCTCAGTAGGATATCCAGTTGCGGGCTATAAAGAGTTTTATCTTTTTGAATCTAATCCTTTAATAGGAAGAATATCAACAACAACTCAGTTCGGTGTTCCCGCTACAGTTGTTCAAGCTACTGTTAATGGGATTATAACAAATAACATTGACATTACTGTAGATGCTTTTTCTAGTGATGTATCGCTACAGCCAAAACCTGGAGATATAGTTTCAGGAGCAGGTATATTAGCAGACACTTCAGTTGTAAGTTTTACTGTAGGCATTGGAACTGTTAGAGTTAATCAAGCTCAAACATTAGCGGACGATACATTGCTTTTGTTTTCACCACAAGTTGCTCCTATTAATATACAAAATTTAGCTGTTTTTGAAACCAAACCAGTAGAATCTTTACTAGATATATTTTGGGAAACTTCAACTAGTGGTTTAATAAGCGATTTAAATACTGCTATATTAGATGAATCAATAGGTGGTGCAAATTTAGAAAATTTTTCTACACCTAACTTTAAAGAAAATGCAGTTATAGGAACTGTTATAAACGGAGCTCCTTTTTATTTAACTGACAGCTTTGGCGCTCAAATTCCACAGGCAAATATAACTGAATTTTTATTAGAAAGTGTTACAGATGGAAATGGTGTTGATAGACTTCTTGATTTTGAATTAGATTTATCTTTAAATAATGGAACTTATCAAATAAAAACTAAAAATTTATTTTGGTACGGAGTTTTACCTGCCCCTAGAGTTTTTACTTTTGAATTTAAAGTTATAACAACAGACGGAACTGCAAGCACATTTATAGAAGAAGTAAAATTAATAAATATAATACCAGCAATTGTTTGTCCTCCAGCCAATACCGTTGTAGTCGTTGATATTGATGTAGAATTTGTAACACAAATAACAGGTTACAATGGATCCGCTTATAAAGATGCTACTGGTCAAACGCCTGCTGTTGCAAATTTAGCGGGCCAAGATTTAATATGGGAATTAGTTCAAAAAGATTCCGCTGGAGTAGTATTAGCTGATGGAGTTGGCCCCTTTACAGGAACTCCTGTTATACCGGCCGAAGGAACAGATCAAATTGCCGCATTAAATATAACTAAAAACACAACTTCAGCAGGTATTTTTACATTAGAAGTAACATTAAAAGATGCTTTAGGGGAAGTTAATTTAGGGTCGTTGTCAACAGGCGCATCACTCTGTACTTTTAATGTTGACATTGAAGCTGCTTGCGTAGATGGATTTCAGTATTTACTTAAAACAGGACCTACACCCGCAGTATTAAACAATGGGGAGCCTGCTATTATAGACGCTACTGCTGTTTTTAATGGACTTGTTAGCGGAAGTTATGCTGACGCAGATCAAATAATAAATATTGAAGGTATAAACATTCCAAATTCTACTGCAAACATATACAGCTATTGCAATCAAGAAGCAGATGGTAATATACAAGCGGGTGATTTACAAAAAGCTGGCCCTTTTAGAGGATCTTTTCTTCAAGTTCAAATAAACGGAGTGTGGTCCTCAAGCGTATCTATACAATACTATAAAACTGGAAGCAACGCTACCGGTCAAATAAAAATGAGAGCTAGTAGCAATATAGGAGGACAACCGCAAACCGCAATAGATTGGTCAACTATACCAAATAAAGCTTCATTAAGATTTATAACTGGAAAGGGAATTGTTACATGGACAAATCAAGCAGGAAGCGCGTGTTCAGGTATTTACAATTATAGTAGTCTTGTTCTCGTAACAGTTACATCTATAATAGCGGCAAATATAACTACGCAATTTGCGGTTTCTGGTGGAGGAGTTTGTGCTGCAATTGGCAATGGTGGATGTTATTCACCTATCTGCCCAGTTGCTGTAAACGGATTTCCACCTTATACTTTTATAGGCTTTCAACCAGCAGGTGGCGGTAGCGGTGGCCAAGGTCAAGGTTGTGGTACAGCAAATCAAGTAGTATGTACATAGCAATAAAAACAAGTAATAATTATCTATGGGAGCAGTAGTAGAAGTAAAATATTTTAACACTTTTATATTAAAAAAGACTATAAGCAATCCACCTGAAAAAGCAGTGTGGAATGGCTCCTTTGGTGTGCCTCAAAGTATTGGCGGTTATAGCAGAGCAGGATCTAATTTAACAGACCCTGGAAATTGGGCTATAGAAGAATCTAGAATTAGAGGTGGATATAATAACACAACTGTAGATTTTGGAGTAAAAGCTTATTTAGTTGAGGAAGAGCCTAATGCTTCTAACAGAATAAATTCAATGATATATTCTGGTATATTTAACTCTAGAACAGGTATAAATAGAACCAATGTATTTTCAGTAGGCGAAGACATAACTAAGTCCGTAGATCCAGCTAATGGCTCAATACAAAAGCTACATGCGGAAGATAATAGATTAATTATATTTCAAGAACAAAAAGTAAGTCGCGCTTTAATAGACAAAGATGCAATTTATTCAGCAGAAGGAGGAGGTATTGTAACCACTTCAAATTTAGTTATAGGTACTGTTCAAGCATATGCCGGGGATTATGGCATGAGCACTAACCCAGAAAGCTTTGCTGTTTATGGGTATCAAAAATATTTTTCAGACGCAAACAAAAATGTAATATTAAGACTTTCTAAAGATGGCTTAACTGAAATATCAGCAGTTGGAATGGTCGATTTTTTTAGAGATAAAATAAATTCTTTTTCTGTGCCTTCGTTTCCAGCTAAATTAGTAGGAGGATATGACATATACAGTAAACAGTATGTTGTATCTATTCAAAAAAATGTACAATTACAGGCTCCGTCTTATGAAACATTGTCTTGGGACGAAAGAGTTAAAGGTTGGATAGGATTTTTTAATTATCAACCAGATCAAATATTAAGCTTAAGAAATAAAACCTATACTTTAAATGGCGCAAGGCTTTATGAGCATTATACAAGTAGACCTACAAAGTTTTACAGTATACCTTATCAATCTTCTATAACTTTTGTTTTAAATCCAGAACCAGAACAAAGTAAATCTTTTGAAACTATTAGCTACGAAGGAACAAATGGTTGGCAAGTAAACAGTATAATTTCAGATTCCGTCGGGGCTGGACCCGCTTATGAAACAATAGGTTTTGATGGAATTGGGTGGGTATTTAATAATGACGAAGCCGCTTTAATAAGAAGCTATACCACAGGAGCATTTGATAATTACGGAAATATGTATCCTGCTGTTTTATTTCCACCAATAAATTACGCTGGGTTTAACAGAAAAGAAAATACTTATGTTGCTAACTTAATAAATAATACGCCTGCGGCTGAAGCTGAAGTTACTTTTGGAAATTTTATCAGCGGGATTAAAGGTAATTATGTAACAGTTACAATGCAAACCGACGGGGTAACCGACAATACGGGGATTAAAGAATTATTTTCTGTTAGCTCAAAATATACAAGAAACAATGGATATCAACAATAAAAAAACAAGACTATGCCAATACCAATAGCAGCAGCAGTAATAGGAGGCGGTTTGTCAGTTCTAGGTGGACTAATGGGTGCTAGTTCGGCTAGAAAAAGAGAAGCAGCCGCAGCAGCAGAAAGATCTAGACTTCAAGCAAAACTTAATCAATTAGAGAACAATAGACAAGAAATAATTAATCCTTATGAAGGAATAATGGATTTGTCGGGCATGATAAGTAATCCTTTTGCTAACTTGTCAGTAGCCACAGGCGCAGCTGAAATGAAAATTGAACAAGCCGATATATCTTTAGCCAATACTTTAGATACTATAAGAGCCACTGGGTCAAGTGCCGGCGGCGCAACAGCTTTAGCACAGGCTGCTTTGAAATCTAAACAAGGAGTAGCTGCTAGTATTGAGCAACAAGAAAAAACTAACGAAGATAAACGAGCAGCTGGAGAGCAGCAAATGGAACAAAGGCAAATGGCTGAAGCGCAAAGACTTCAACAAGCAGATGTAGCTGGAGAGCAGTTTATGTTTAGCACAAGAGAAGGTAGGGAAATGCAAGAATTAGATAGAACTGCGGCTATGTTAGGAGCGTCAAAGCAAGCAGAAGCACAAGCTGCTGCAGATGAAACAGGTGCAATGACAAATATGCTTGGATCCTTAGGGGGAATGGCTGGAGCATATTACGGAAGTTAAGGGAGTTAAAAAAAACAAAAATGGAAAACAAAAATTTATTTCAAAATCTTTACTTAAAGCAGTTTAATCAAAGTGATGCTATAGCTTACAGTAAAGGATTTGTAGCCAACGCAAGTGATTATAATTTTCAATTGCTAGACAACGCTTATAGGCATGCAGGTAAAACATATGCTAATTTAAAAATAGCCATTGAATCTAACAAATGTATTTCAGAAGATTGCTCATTAGAATTAGCTGGTGTAAAAATGCTTGAAGAATCCCCGCAAGCTTCTTTAGATTTTTTATCTTCATTAATTTCAGAGCTTAGTGTTACAGAAGAATCCAATTTTGATCCTAACAATAATTACAGATACACGGTTGCTAATAGTTTAATGGCAGGTAAGCCTGGGTTTTCTAAAACAGATGGGTATAATGCTTATTTAGATTTATTACCAGATGGATCTCAGCAAATATCTTTTATGGGGCCAGCTTTTGGTTTTCCTTTAGTTATAAATAGCGCATCTTTAAAAGCTTTATTAGATTCCGATACTTCTTTAATTGCATCTACCCCAAATATAGATAAAGACATGCTGCGACTTTTAACTGAGGTTAATTTGTTTAATTCTGATATGATTGGTGAAAACAGTCAATTAAAACCTAATGCAAAAATAAGTGAAGAATTTATATTAAAAAATCCTGATGGATCTTATGATTATGAAATTTTAGATTTAGGTAATGGTATGGGCAAAAACATTATTAAATTTGATATAAATAAAATTGAAAAAAAAGTAACGCCTTTTATAAACGCGGAGGTTGCTGGTTTAATGAGCTCTGAGCAAGACGTAGTAGCTGCTTGGAACGTTTATATATCTAAAGACACAAGTGTTGATGAGGACGCCCAAATGGCCCAGAACGCTAATGCAGGCGGATCTAGTTGGAGTTATGAATTAGATTTGCCTTTGCAACAAGATAAAAAAGTTTTATTTGAAAATAAATATAAAGAATACTTTATGAATAATTATTTAAATGAATTTACTAAAAATCAATCACCTATAGTAAAAGAAGATGCTGCTGTATTTGATTTATCAGAATCAAAAAAAGCAGACGCACAAAAATTTTTAGATGATAACAATTTAAATTAAATTAAATGACATTACTAGAATATGTACAAACATTAAGTTCCGATATATCTTTATCAGAAAAGATTGCTTTAACTAAAGCTTGGAAAAATAAAAATGATCAGTCTGCTCAAAAAATTGTTGATGGAATCGCTGAAAAAGCTGTTGAAGAAGTAAAGCCTTCTAAATTTAATGAAGATGGATCTTTAAATGTAGATTCTTTTTCTAAAGAAACTAAAGGTGCCGCTGAAAAAGTAAACGAAAAAAAGAAAAATGCTGCTGCACAGGACAATGCACTAGCTACACCGGTTATGTCCGAGAAATTCAATTTTGGGGATGGAGAATCTTTATTTCAAGAAAGTGAATTTTTAAAATCTTTTAAAAAACAACAAGAACAAAAAAAGGCTTACGACGATCAACAAACAAAATTGAGTAATGTTGTTTCTAAAAATGAAACTTACAATGCTAACACTTACGATTTTAAATGGAATGTTGGTGAAGATAATAATTTAGAATATTATCAAAAAAAAGAAGGTACAGATAAATGGAAAAAAGAAACAAATAACCTTTCTATTGCTAGCATACAGGTAGAATTAGGTCATGCAAGTGAAGATCAAGAAAAAGCATTAAAGTTATATAAAAAACAATTACGCAAACAAGAAAAAAGAAACGCTGAAATTACAAAATTAAATAGTAAACTTAAGGACGACACATTAGTGCCTTCAGTTATACCTATGGATGAGCCTATTACCGAAGGTGATGATCCAAATATATGGATCAAAAAAGCTGATGGTGAAATAGTAATAGATAATAATCCCTACGTAGGGCCTTATCGCGCTGGATACAAACCGGTTCCTTTGGAAGTTCAAATAGAAAAATATGATAAAATTATTAAAAATGATTTTGAATTTGACAAAGAAGGTAAGCCAATTATTTATACTGAAGAAGAAGCAAATTTTTTTAACAGCTTAATTAAAACTAGAAATAGCTTAGCATCAGATTACCAATATCAGCAAATAATAGATAATTCTCCAAGCAATGCGGAAATTATTGAAATGCAAAATTTACGTAAAGATGATGGTACTTTAAAAAATGTTTCTGAGGAAGCTTTTTATGTAGAAAGCTTTACGGCAAGCAATGGGCAAAAAGGCGGTGGTTTTTACATACAAGGAGAACAGCAAAAAATACCTAAAGCAAATCAGCAACAAGCTTTTAATAACTATAAAATAAGAACAGGCAAAGACGCTAAGTCGGTTATGGAATTAACTGCTGAAGATTACACACTTAGTGCAGCGCAAGATCCGTTTAACACAGTACTTGCTATTACAAATAAAAATAAAGAAAACGCCAAACGTCTTGAATTTGCTCCGCGTTTAGGAAAAAGCTTTGAAGCGGGTTTAACTCGCATAGGGGGCAAGGTGCTTGGTATACCTAGCTGGGTAAATCAGCAAATAGCTACTATTGCTTTTGACGATAAAACATTAGCAGCAGTAAATGCATTGCCTTATGAGCAAAGAGCTAAAGTTATAAATAAGATGGCTTCTAAATTTGGCCTTCCCTCTGGAGATATAGCTAATTACCTATTAGATATATCAGAAAAAATGTATGACGAAGTAGATAATATAAATTCTACTATGCGTACTTTTGATCAAACCATTACCGAAGGAGCTTTTCAAAGAGATTTTGTAAGTCAAATGACGCGATTATCTACAGATGCTTTAAGTTCAGCTACTAGTCTAATTGAGGTGTCAATACCTATTATTGGTATTCCTTTGTTAATAGTAGGAGAAGCCTCCTCTGCTAGTAGAGATAAACAAAAAGAGGGTGATGATTTAAGCTTAGCTCTTTCTGGTTATTCTTTAATGATTGGCTTATCGGAAGGTGCTTTAGAAATTGTAACTAGAGGGTTAGCTAAAAAAGCTTTTGGTTTTAAGCCTAAAAATTTAGATGATTCTTTTAAAGGGATAGCAAATTATTTTGGAGATATAGGTAAAGCGTTTGGAATGGAAGGCGGGTCAGAAACAGGAACATTTGTTCTTAATGAATTAGCTGAATATTTATACACAGGAAAAGAAATAGATTTTAATAAAAAGTTTGCAGAAGGATTTGACACATTTTTAATTGGTGGAGCATTTGGAGCAAAACTATCAAGTGTTGGGGCTGGGCGATCTTACTTAAATCAATCAGCAACTAATAGAAGAGTTAACACCATATTAGATGATTCTGGAGTAGATGCTATGTACACTGCTTTTAGCGATATTAATGTATCTGACACTTCTGTTAAGCTTGCCAGCGTTAATGGATCTTTAAGTTTATTAAACACACAATTAAAAGCAGAAGTAAACAACGGCAGCATAACTCAAGGAGAGGCTGATGTAATTAAGCAAAACTTTTTAGATGTTCAATCAAATGCGAACGCTTTAAATACAGCTGGTGTAAACCTTAAAAGTCAAGCCCCTTTAACTGCATTGTTAATAGAAAAAAATAAACTTCAGCAAAAAATTAAAGACATAAATGACTCTGATATTACCGAAGGTAATGGTGATCAAACTAGGTTAAATGAAATAAAAACAGAAATTCAAGAATTAGTTATACAAGACACAGTAATTGATATTGAAAGTTCTAAAACTAGAGAGGGAGCTAGATTAATAGCAGAACAGTTGGGAGCGGAGTTTGAAAATTATGGCACACAAGAATCTTACGATGCTAGAGTTAAAGAGCTTGCAGATAAGGGTGCTAAAGTACAAAAATCATTAGGATACGGCCAGGCTGTTGAGTTTGGCGGTGAAACTATTATATTAATAAATGACAGAGTTGCTGCAGAACGAAATAAATATACTACTGACCAGCATGAACTCTTACATCCATTTTTTAAACAAACATTTCAAAACAATCCTGAGCTAGCTATAACTTTTGGCAAGTCTTTAATAACAGAGATATTAAACAATAAGCAAATTGAAGGCGGAGATAAAATGAGAGCTAGGCTTCAAGACTATATAGATGATAAAAATTATTCAGCTGAAATGACTTATGAGGAAGTTATTCCTTTAGTTAGTGAGGCTATTACGAATGGTGACATTGTTTATAATGAAAAAACAAAAGGCTTTTTCGAAGCGTTAAGAGATAAAATATCTAATGTTTTTAAATCTAATAAAAAACAGCCATTAAATATTGAGTTTAACACTGGATTAGATGTTTTTAATTTTTTAAAAGACTATAACGATACAATTAACTCTGGTAACAAATTAAATGAAGCTCAGCTTAAGATAGCCAAAGAAGGAGCAAAAGGTAAATTAGTTGATGGAATAGTCGAAAAGGTTGACGGTAGAACCAAAGGAGCTCGTGAAACCAAATCAATAGACAACCAACTAGCTAAAGTTGAATCCGAAACAAAAGACATAATTGCAAAAGAAAGCAAGCTAGAATCTAATATTAAGGCAAGTGAAAACGTGCAAACTATTTATGAAACAAAAGGCAAAGATGGGGCTTTTGAAATTATAGAGCAATTTAAGCCTATAGTAAGTAAAATAGTAGAAAAAAGAAGTGAAGCACCTAATTTTGATCGTCAACTTTTAACAGACGAAATAGAAACAGGTAAGCGTGGCATAATTGATTTAATTAAAGAGTACAAACCTGAATCAGGTGTTCCATTAGCTGCTTATATAAACAAATTTTTACCAGCTAGAGCTATAGAAGCTTCCCAAAGAGTTTTAGGAGAAGAATTTACAACCGATGTTACGGAGGCTAAAGGCGTAATGGCTGAAGAAATAACAACAGAAGTTACTCCAAAACCTGTAAAAAGAAAAATAAAACCTAGCTCTCTTATATCTAACAATGCTGTAGGCAAGATTAAAGAGCAGGTGCAAGAAAAGATTGAAGGCATTGATCCTAAAAATCTAACGTTTAAAAAGCTTGGTGACTTAGCTCCTGAAATTATTGCAGAAGAAATTGGTATACCGGTTAAAAAACTTACTGTACCCGCTGCTAATTTATCAAAAGGAGATGCAACAGCTATACAGCAATTTGTTAATAAGAACGCTGATAAACTATTAAAGATATTACCACAAGGCGCAGTAGTAGAAGCTGCAACAGAGAAGCTCTTAGGTACCTCTACAGGCGTGCCAAAAGGATTGCTTGACGCATTTTATACTAAAAAAGCTAGACTTGGTAAAGGCGCCGGGCTTGCTCCGTTTGTTTTAAATAAAGGAATTACTAAAGCGCAGTTTTTGGAAGCATTTGGTATCGTTGATGGCAAAAAACAAGAAGGATTTAATGCAAGGTCTTCTCAAGCGCAGGCTTTAAAAGGCATTGCTAATTTATACGGAAAACTTGTAACAAACGAAATTGTAAGATCAGATACTGATTTAAGCTTAGAAACCAAACAAGATGTTGCTGCGGGCAAAAACGCATCTATGGCTAGTAAATTAGAAAGTTACGATAGTATGCCTCCTAAGCTAAAAACCTCATTTAAAGCTGTTTCTGTTTTAAAAAACAAAAAACAATTAGCAGCGGATTTAGACTTTAAGTCTCCACCTATAAATGAATCTAATAGAAAGGCTCAGCAAACCGCTATGCAGAAAGCTGTTGTTGAATATGGATTAGACATTACTACTATAGAAGCCGGTAAAATGGGTAGTGGTGGTAAACAAACTTTTTATGGTGTTAAAGGAGGAAAAATGTATTCTTCTGCTAAGCAAGCTTTTGAAGGTGGAATAAAAAAACCTATTAAGTTTGGAAAAACAAAAGACGGAAAATTTGTTGAGATTACAACTAAAGGCATAACAAACTGGGTTGCTAAACCTGGTAGGTTATATTACGGCAAAAGTGATCCCGCTTACAAAAAACTAATAAAAAGTGCTAACTCTTACAATGGCCCTAAAGCTATGCGAGTATCGCCTATTCAAGCTTTTTCTAAAAATAAAAAAGTTAGAGAATTAGCTGCGCAAAGAGCTAAAGATAATATGGTAGTTTTAGATCATGTAGTTAATCAACTTACCGATGCCGTTGCAGGCGGTATGTCATTAGATATAGGCGCTGCTATTATTATACAGAGTTATCAAGCTACTACAGGTTTAGTAAAAATATCTGCACAATTTAAGTATCGCTCAATTGAAATGAGATATGGAGGTATTAATTCAAAAAAACAGCAAAGAGAAGGTAAAAAATATAGAGAAGAGCATAATCCACCTGCCTCGGTAGTTGGAGCATCTATACTTTTAGCTATTAAAAATAATGCTGCTATTCCTACAATGGAGGCTATAAAAGAAAATTATTATCAAACACAACTTTCTAAATTTGATGATGATTTATTAGACCAGGCTAAATTAGATTCTACATTAGCAGAAGGTCAAAGTATATTTAATAACCCTATAACAAGACTTGCCGCTGCAGGAATTGATTTAAACACACTTAAAAATCCTGACACAGGAAAAACAATTGCTGAAGAAAGCGGATTTGGTATTGATCCAAAAATATATGATGGATATAATGCTAATGAAAAAGTACAAGCTTCTAATATTCAAAACGAAGCCATATTAAGAACTATAGAGAACTCTGATTATAATGCAGCAAAAGTTATTAAATCGGCATTACCTTTGGTGGAAGGAAAATCAATGGCTTCTAAACTTGATAGCGATTTAATACCAAATGATATAAAATATAACAATCCTATAACTGTACAAAAAGCTGTAAACGCATTAGAAAAAACTGATAAAGCTTTAAACAATGCTAGAAAACTAAACGCTCCTGTTAAAAAAATTAGAGTGTTTGATTTTGATGATACACTTGCAAAGTCGAAAAGCATGGTTATTGTTAATATGCCTGACGGTTCTACTAATCAAATAAATGCTACGCAATTTGCTCAACAAGCCTCAAATCTTGAGTCTCAAGGTGCTGAGTTTGATTTTACACAATTTAGCAAAGTTGTCGAAGGCAAAAAAGGTCCTTTGTTTGAAGTTGCTCAAAAAATAGCAGATGCTAGAGGAACTGAAGATGTATTTATACTTACAGCAAGGCCTCAAAATGCTGATGGTCCTATAAAAGCTTTTATGGAAGCAAACGGTATTAATATACCTTTAAAAAACATAACAGGTCTAGGTGACGGTACAGCTGAAGCAAAAGCTGGCTGGATAATGGGTAAAGCCGCAGAAGGCTATAATGATTTTTACTTTGCAGATGATGCAATTAAAAATGTACAAGCTGTAAAAAATGTGCTTAGTCAAATTGATGTTAAATCTAAAGTTCAATTGGCAAAAGAAAGCAAACTAGAAACTTTTGATACTATCGTAAATGATATGATTGAAGATTCTTCTGGAATTGAAACATATAAACAATATTCTGCTGCGAGAGCTCAAACAGTGGGCGCTAGTAAAGGTCGATTTAATTTCTTTATTCCCGCAAGCGCTGAAGACTTTACAGGTTTGTTATATAAAATGTTAGGTAAAGGCAAAAAAGGTGATGCTCAAATGGCATTTCTTAAAACAAACTTACTTGATCCTTATGATAGAGCTGAGTCGGCTGTAACGCAAGCTAAGATAGCTGCGGCAAATGATTTTAAAGCATTAAAACAAAACTTAAAAACTTTACCTAAAAGTTTAAGTAAACCAACAGGTATAGGAGGATTTACATTTTCGCATGCCGTTCGTGTAGCCGTGTGGTCAAAACAAGGTATGGATATACCCGGGTTATCTAAAAAAGATATAAAAGAATTAAACGATTTTGTAGATAACAATGCTGAGCTTAGCGTTTTTACTGATGAGTTAATGAAAATTCAAAAAGGTAAACCATATCCAAAACCAGGCAAAAGCTGGTTAGGCGGCAACATTACTGGTGATATTATAAATGATATTAATAAAGTTAACAGAGCTGAATATCAGCAAGAATGGAGAGAAAACATTAATATTATATTTTCTGAAGATAATTTAAATAAAATGGAAGCTGCGTATGGAACTAGATGGCGTAATGCTTTAGAAGATTCTATACGTAGAATGAAGTCTGGAAGCAACAGGCCGCCAGGCGGGAACAGTGTAACAGACGGCATATTAGATTGGCTAAACAATTCTGTGGGTGCTGTAATGTTCTTAAACACGCGTTCTGCGCTTTTACAAACTATATCTGCGGTAAACTTTATAAACTGGGGTGATAATAATATAGTTAAAGCAGGTGCAGCATTTGCAAATCAAAAACAATTTTGGGGTGACTTCATGACGCTAATGAACTCTGACTATTTAGTTGAACGTAGAAATGGCCTTAAGATTAATGTAAGTGAATCTGAAATTGCAGATGCTGTGAGAGATTCAAATAACAAAGTTAAATCAGCTATAGCGTTTTTACTAAGTAAAGGTTTTGTTATGACTAGATTTGCAGATAGTTTTGCTATTGCAACAGGTGGTTCTACATTTTATAGAAACAGAGTAAAAGCTTTAGTTGCTAAAGGGATGGAACAAAAGGCTGCAGAAGCACAAGCTTTTGAAGATTTTAGACAAATAGCAGAAGAAAGTCAGCAATCAAGTAATCCGAATAGAATTAGCCAACAACAAGCATCTGGAGCAGGTCGTGTTATATTAGCTTGGGCAAATACACCAATGCAGTATGCTCGTATACAAAAAAGAGCAGCGCAGGATATTGCAAATGGCAGAGGTGATTGGAAAACAAATGTATCTAAAATTGTTTATTACGGGGCGGTGCAAAATTTAATATTTAATGCATTGCAACAAGCTGTATTTGCTTTAGGATTTGGTGAAGATGAAGATGAAGAACAACAAGACGCTAAGAAAAGCGAAAAGATTTCAAGAATAGCTAACGGTATGATTGATTCACAATTAAAAGGATTAGGCATAGGTGGAGCAGCAGTAGTTGCAATAAAAAGTGCTTTGATGGAATTAGGTAAGCAGCATGCTAAGAATCGTCCTGCGTATGAAGAGGCTGTATTTGATTTATTAGGTTTTTCACCACCACTTGGTTCTAAAATACAAAAAATAAACGGTGGGCTTAGAAGCTTTAGCTGGAACATGAAAGACATTAAAAACAAAGGTTTAAGTTTAGATAACCCAGCTTATTTAGCAGGTGCTCAAATAACAACCGGTCTTACTAATATTCCGCTGGATAGAGTTATTAAAAAGCTAAATAGCATGCGAGGTATTGTAAGCGAACAGTCTTCTCTTTGGCAAAAAGTTGCTTTAGGTCTTGGTTGGTCTACTTGGGATGTAGGTTTAGGTTATTACGGAGGATTTGATGCAGCTAAAGTATTAACGCCTGAGGAAGAAAAAGTAAAAGAAATTGATGACATGAAAAAGCTTACTAAAACTAAAGAGCAAATTGATATGTTATTAGATTTAGGATTAACTAAAAAAGAAATAAAAGCTTTAGGTAAAGAACAAGTTAGAGTTGAAAAAATTATAGAGCTGCAAAATGCAGAAGCTAATCCTAAAGAAGAAGTTAAAGTTAAAGAAGAAATAAAAGAAGAAACTAAACCAACACCTAAAGTAAAAGCAAAACCTAAAAACGAAAGTGCTGAAAGAAGGCTTAGAAGACAATTTGATTCTATTAAAGATGAAAACAAACCTGACCAAGTAAAAACATTACTTAAATATGGTTTAACTAAAAAACAAATAAGAGCTTTACAATACGAAAAAAACAGAGTAAATAAAATATTAGAACTAATGCCTAAAAACAAATAATGAGTATATCGGATATTAAAATGTATGCAATGAGTTTCGGAGTTGTTGGAATAACAACCTTTGGTCATATAGAAACTTGGTTAAAAATTACTTTGCTTCTTGTAACCATTGGATACACAGTAACAAAATGGGTAAAACTTAAAAAAAAATAAATAATGGAAAACAACTCGCCGCTTTTTATAAAAGAGCAAGCTTATGAAAAGTCTAATCGCAAAATGCGATCTAAGTACAAAAAAGAAACAGGTAAAACTTTAGGGACTAGACAAACATCTGGTACAGGAAAACGTAGAGTATCTTTTGCATGCAGATTTGCAGGCATGGCTGGAGCTATGAAAGACGCTAAAGGAGAGCCCACAAGAAAAGCTATGGCATTAAAAAAATGGGGATTTGGAAGCGTTGGAGCGGCTAGCAGCTTCTGTAATAAACATAAAGAAAAAAAATAATTATGGAATCAGGATTATATCAAAAATTTATTGGTAAAAAGAAAGACACAGACACAAGGGTTAATTGGAATAATAATCCAATACCTGAAGGTGACAAAAAAACACATCCTCAGTACGAGAAGGCTATGAGTATGATAAAAAAATATAACAACTTTGAAGCTAATAGTAGCGGTCGTTTAGGAGGCTTGACTAATTCTGAAAAAAAATCACAAAAAAATAAGTTTTTTAAGGATAGTCTTGAAACTCCTACCATTGAGTATAATGGCAAATCTTATTCTTTACAAGCTTTAATATCAGATTAGCATGAAATATTTTAAATTAGAGGAATTTGATTCGTCAGACGAACCAGGTAGCGGAGCTAAAATGCATAAGGAAATTTTGCATATGTTAGATGCTGTTAGGAAAGAATACGGAAAACCTATTAAAATAAACTCTGGTTATCGAACAGAAGCTAGAAATAAAAAAATAGGTGGTGTGCCAAATTCTTCCCATTTAAAAGGGCTAGCCGTTGATATATCTTGCAAAAATTCAAAAGATAGATTTGCTCTAGTAAATTTATTATTAAAAGCAGGATTTAGAAGAATGGGTATAGCAGGATCATTTATACATGTAGATATCGATAAAACAAAATCTCAAGATTTAATTTGGGGATACTAAATATAAAGTAATGAAAAAAGGAAGATTATCAGAAATAGTTAAAGAACTAGAGGGCGCATCTAAAATGCATTTAAAGCAATCTAAAGAAATTGATAGCCATATTAAAGATATGGAATCACCTTTAGAATTAAAAGATGCATGCTACAAAAAAGTAGTTGCTAGATATGGCCCAAAAAATTCAGCATATAGAAGTGGTGCTATGGCTAAATGTAGAAAAGTAGGTGCTGCTAACTGGGGTAATAAAAGTAAAAAATAATGTATCAATCACCATTTAGTAAAGTTAGAAAAACTAAAGAAGGTTTAGCCCTTAAACGTTGGTTTAAAGAAAAATGGGAAACACCTAGCGGGAAAGAAGACTATAGCGAAACAAATGAAAACACCTTTAGACCTACTGTAAAGGTATCAAAAGATACACCTTCAACCTGGAGTGAATTAACTCCTGCTGAAAAAGCTGCGGCTAGAAAAGAAAAAAATACTAAAGGAAGAGTAAGTAAATATAAAAAATAAAAAAGGAACAAGATAAATAGGCGTACCATACCTAATAGTTCCTGTAACCAGAAAGGGCCCTCAATTACGAGAGCCCTTTTTTGATTTTAACCATCACACGCCAAACAATCTTCATTCATTGCTGTGGCTGCAATATCGCCCCGTAAGACGCTTTCTGTTCTTGTATAATATAAAGTCTTAACTCCTTTTTTCCAAGCCTCGAAATGCACCTTATTAAGCCATTTAGGCGTTGCTACGCTTGGGAAAGCTAAGTTTAAACTAACTGATTGATCTACATACTGCTGTCTCAATCCAGCTTGATTAACTAATTCGAGTTGATTAATTTCTTTAAAAGTTTTAAATACTTCCTTTGCAGGGATGTCGTGGCCCATAATAATATTATCAAGCTCAGCAACATCTTGGACAGAACCACCGTCAGCCAATATCTTATTCCATATTTCATTTGTGTTTATTTTATGTTTTCTTAAAAGTTTAACCAGTGTAGGGTTTTTACGTATAAAAGTACCTTTAGCTGATTGCTCTGTAAAAACATTAGCAGCCCAAGGTTCTATTCCCGCCGAGACGTTGCCACTGAGCTTACTATTGCTAACGGTAGGAGCAACAGCACGAAGATGAGTATTACGTACGCCAGTCCCAGCGCACCACAAAGGCTCTCCGTAAGTTTCCGCAAGTGCCATGGAAGCTCTTTCACTTTCAATTTTAATTTGCGAAAATATTTTCCTAGTTTCAAACTGAGATAATAAACCTTCGAAAGGAATACCCTTCTCTTGTAAATATGTGTGCCATCCGAGGACACCCAGGCCGAGTGCACGCCCTTTTTGTGCAGATCGTATAGAATTTTCGAAGCCGCGTAATCCTTTCGCCCTTTGAATAAATTCTTCCATAACACCGTCAAGAAACCATATGGCGTCATAAATAATATTAGTGTCTTTCCATTCGTCATATTTTGCTAAGTTTAATGATGATAAACAACATACAAAGCTGTGGTTTTCATCTGTGTGTAATGCAATTTCTGAACATATGTTTGTCATATGTACTTTTAATCCGTTTTCTTTGTATGCTTTTGGATTTTTTTTATTAACGTTTCCTTTAAACATAATATACGGCTCTCCAGTTGCTTTTCGTTTTCTAAGCAACTTACTCCATTTATTTCTAGCCTCAGCATCTCCTTGCTCAAGCTTTCGCATAAATTTATCACCAATAATTGCGCATTGGTGTAAATTAAGGCTTTGTCTGTTAACATCTCCTTTGGGCTCCCGTATTTCAAGCCATTCTTCAAAATCATCATGCTCAATGTTAATATTAACGGATGCAGCACCTCTTCTGACTGATCCTTGGTTTGTTGCAAGTATTGTGCTGTCATATATCTTGCAAAAGGGCACAACTCCGTCTGATGTTCCATTTCCTGTAATTCTAGCGCCGGCGGGTCTTATTTGATTTATACCGATACCAACTCCACCGCCGTGCTTAGCGAGTAGCATCATTTCTAAATTCTTTTGACCTATGTCTTGTATACTGTCTGCCACATCAATCCCAAAGCATGATATAGGAAGACCTCTATCAGTACCAGTATTACTAAGCACTGGACTAGCAAGACAAAGCCAGCCATTCCATATGTACTCAAAAAACTTTTCAGCCATTTCAGGCTTATAAAGTCTACGAGCAACTGTTTTACTGACGCGGGTGTATGCTTCACGAGGCGTTTCTCCGTCAAATAAATATCCCCCGGATATAGTCTTCTTGTATACGTCTGTATTACCCCACGTAGGGTAATCTTCTCCTTTAATCCATTCATTATTCCACATATTTTATACTATAAAGTGTTTTGTCCAAGCTATTAAACCATTAAGATTTAAAGCTACTAAATTCCATTGTTTTCTTGAAGCTGTTTGCACCATTACACATATAAAACCTAGGATATAAAGCCTAGGTTCTAATGTCCATTGTGCTGCTATTAAAAAACCAGCTCCCATATATCCTGCTCTAGTCGCTAGTCGCTTCCAAGGGCTTAGCCTCTTCTGCCTTACTAGATTCTTCAGCAAGTTTTGACTTAAGTTTGTCAATTGCATTTTCATAATCTGGCATTTGTTTAATTGTTTCTAATGTACCTACAGCTAAGTCTTTTATATAAGCATTCTCATCTAATAATTGTTGTACAACACCAATTAAAGCTTGCTGTTTTTTTTCTAATAAATCTGTTCTACTTTGTTTTTGTCCTTTCATTGTTGTTTTTTTTAACAAAATCTCTCACGCCATTCCAGTTAAGATCTTTGTATATTTCTTCTTCAGTTATGTCAATCTTACCAAATATCTTCAAAGTCTTCGCCTTCGCCAGCCTTTGAGTAATCAGTTGGCCTAGTCGCGAAAAAATCAGTATGAGTGACCCCGCCGGTAAGATGATAGAACCAATCAAGATTAGCCGCTGCTTTAACGTCATACGCAAAATACGATCCAAGGTCAACATAACCGAGTTCCACAAGTTTTTCATTTGTTCTCTTTTTTATAAAGTGTTTTAAATCATTTGCTGATATTCCTTCAATGTCTCCAGCTTCAAACATTTTTTCAATGTATTTAGCTTCTAGTTTTACCATTGTTTCAGCGGCTTTTATTATATCTTCTCGGCACAAATGCAGTAATTGATTATCTTCATTGCACATATCGCGAAATAATTTACATCCCATTTTGCTATGAAGAGATTCATCTCTTACTGACCATTTCATTTGTTGCCCTATACCTTTAAGTAAATTGCGTAACTGAAATGAATACAGTACAGCAAAAGCAGAATATAAGCTAACACCTTCCGCGAACGCACTAAATACTGCCAACGATTTCGCAATACCAATAGTAGACTTACCGCTGTAAGCAACCAGATTATCAAACCGCTCAGCAGTAGCGGGTTCATGTAAAAAAGCTTCATAATTTTCTAATTTTAAAGTTTCGTTTAGATAGCTGTACGCTACAGCATGCACAGTTTCCTGTGATCCAAACATCATTGCCATTTGTTTTATTTCGTGCTTAGGAAACCACGATACAACGTTCTGGGTCCAATAGTCTGATACCGCGCATTCCGTTTGTGCGAATCCAAGAAGTATGTTCCCGACGAGGTGTTTTTCTTTTTTATTAAGTTTTTCATTCCAATCTTTTATATCGCTTTGCATTGAGATTTCAGTATGTAACCAAAATGCTTGTGCTTGTTTTAACCAACCTTCTGTGTAATATTCAGGATATTCAAATGGTTTGTACGCTATGCGCTCATCGAATAATCCCATTATTTATAAATGCAAATTGCTAAATCTACAAACGGTAAATATAGTACATAAGTTGTATGTTCTGTTTCTTCATAGGTTCTTATGCCTACTACAATTCCTGGGTAAAATCCTATTTCAATAGTCCAGGCTACTTTTTTCTCTTTGTTATCCATATACTTTAATGTTATATTTATCTTGTTGCTCTACTAATTCTTTAAATTTTATTTTACCTCTTATTTCCCAGCTCCATTTGACAAACTTATCAATTTGGCGCTCGGCATATTTTTGTCTTGCTATCCTTTTTGCTTCCCAAGGATTAACTTTACTGTCTCGTCGCATTCTTTATGATTTTGTGGTTTGTATAATGTTATGCCTGGAAATTGTTCTACAATTAAACGCTTAAATAACTTCCACCGCATGGGAAATGATTCATTTGCTCTGCCTTTGGTTTCTATAATAAAATCGTCGCCAATAAAATCTGGTGTATACTTAATAGGTAATATGCGTTTGCAACCTCTATTTTTATAATCACCTTTACCATTAGCTTGTCTTTCATATACTTCATTTTCAAAATGAAAACCATTAAGCAAAACAAACGTTTCACCTTCGTACTTTGATTTAATGCCGGCATTTTTTAAAGCCATATACATATAGCGCTCAAGACCTGATGCAAAGTTGATACCATCATAGGTAACTTTCTTTGATACAACAGGTCCTCTTTTACCGGACTTTCTTTTAAATGTTTTCCTCATCTTGCAGGTTTTCTGTGTAAACTTCTTTAGCTTTTTGTAAATACAATACAGCATCCATAAGCTCTTCTTGTAAATGATTGAGCCATTCAAACATTTCTGATGGATCTTTATCAAGTGTTACGCCATACTTAGCAAAACCTATATCTGATCTTGATACAAATTTATTTACAACACGCTTAACAACTGGATCTCTAAATTCTATTTCTTGTTTGCTCATAGTGTTTCTTTTACAAATGTTCCATTAATCATTTTGCCCTTACGTTTAGCAATTTCATTATATGCAGATTCAATACAGCTTTCAATTTGCATGCCTTCTAACGCGGCTAGGTTTGTTAGTACAACAACCATATCACCAATAGCATCTTTTATTTCGTAAGAATCTTTTTTAAGTAATGCTTGAGCTAGTTCACCTGCTTCTTCCATTAGCTTAACATATTGAGTATGTGAATTGCCTTCTTTGTATATGCCTCTTTCATCAGCCCAGGCTCTTATTAAATCAAAGCTATCTAAGTCTTCATTTAAATTATAAAAGGCTTCATAAAAAGCTTTATTATATATATAACATTTTTTATCGTTATACATAGATGTTTTAGCATTAGCATCTATCCAGCTAATATGCTCTGTTTTAATTTCAAATACTCCGTGAGATGTTTTCCAGCTTAAGCCTATATTGTCCATTAGACGGCCTTTAAGCTTGTTTAATGGACAAGGAAATGTACTTGTCTGCTCTGTAGCGTTAATTTTCATTTGATTAGATTTTTTATTTAAGTTTTTATATTTAGTCCTATCAACTTTATAGCCATAAGACTTTTGAAGCTCTATTTCACGGTCTGATATATAATCTATATCGTCTGATCGTTCAAGAACTTCATACTCATTCTCCTTATAACCTTGTATAAGGGTAACCCGTGTATTAAGATCACGTGTAACGCCAATCTTTTTACCCGGTATGTGGTATAAATAATACATATGTTTTGTTTTATTTGCCAACGCTTAATTCTGCTTTAATTGCAGGATAAGGGTTGTAGTTAATTAATTTAATTTCATTTAGCTGAGGTATGCAAATTCGACTTTGAATTTTTTTATCAAGTTTAACGCCATCTAATACAGATAGTTTAGGCAAAGCTCGCTTTGATCTACTTAAGTATATTTCAGCTTGATCTAAATGATTATTGTACAAATGACAATCGCCAAGCTGTCCTATTAGCTGCCCAGGCTGCATATTAGAGCCTTTGGCTAATAACTCGAGTAATAAGCCATACATAGCAATATCGTACGGTAGACCAAGAAAAACATCTGCTGATCTTTGTTGCCACATAAGATCTAGCTTGCCATCATTTATATAAACTTGAAAAGCATAATGACAGGGAGGCAACACCATATCTTCCATTTCAGCAGGATTCCATGCGCTAACCATTAAACGTCTTGAGCTTGGATTGTGCTTAATGTTATATACAAGTTGCCAAAGTTGATCTACGCCTCCAAAATCACGCCATTGTTTGCCATATACAGGGCCTAATGTTTCATCTGTTCTGCCTGAACGCTCATAATCTGGCCGCCAATACTTAACGCCGTTATCTTCTAGGTATTTAAGATCAGTTCTTCCTTGTAAGATCCAAAGCAACTCTGTTTTTGCAGCTTTGAAACTAATGCGTTTTCCTGTAAGGATAGGGAAGCCCATAGACATATCATGTCTAATCGTTGCTCCGAAGACAGACTTTGTCCCTGTGCCTGTTCTATCTGCTTTATCCAATCCTTTGTAAAGGATTGTTTCCATAAGCTTTTTATATTCATTTTCTATGTTTGTCATAATAGTATTTACAATATTCAAATATTTTGTTCCAAATTTCTGTTTTGCCGTACGTTTCAGGGCTTGTGTGCGTTTGATTTTTATTCTTTATATCAATATACCATTGAGTTGTAGAATAAGCTTTTGGCGATATAGCTATGTTGTTTTTAACACACCATCTATAAGCATTCCAATCTAACGGGTTATGACCTGTTTGGCCCATATCTATTTGGCCTTTCTTTTTCTTAGAGCCACTACCCATTTATTCCCACGGCATTTTCTCGCCAGCTACATTAATTTGCTCGTGAGGTATAAAACAACCTGACTTCGGTTCCCATTTAAAATGAGCTTCAGCACCGTTTTCGCCAAGATTTTGAAACTTAACTTTTAAAACTTTAGCTTTAACAGTTTGTTGTTCGTAATCTCTGTGAACTAATATGCCGTGATAAGACGCATCGTACCATTCACCGCCGCCTTTAATGTTGTACATTGTGGGCTCTTCAATTTTGCCATCTTGCGTTTTATACATTTTAGTAGGGTGTGCAACAATAAATACTAACACATCATACTTCTTAGCAAAAATTTCTATCTTGCTTAAGTATTCCATAGTATATCTATTTACATCATCAGAACCGCCAACGTCTCTAACTTTATTAAAAGGATCAATAACTAAGCATTTAATACCTTTACGTTTAACCAACTCAGCTCCTTTACGTAATATAGAATCAAGCGTGTAGCGTTCCATATCAATATGATAATAATTACTATTGCAATGATCCGCTATTTGATTCCATTTATCAGTATCAATATCTTTAGCTGTTGGCATACCTTGCCAAGTTTTACGCATTAACTTATGAGCGTGTAAATAAGTTGGTTGATTCTCTGGCGAAGCAAAAGCCGTTTTCCAGCCATAGTTTGAGTTATATCCAACAACCATTTGGTCGACAAAATCTGATTTACCTGAAGACGGAATACCAGTAACAGTAATAAATTGACCAGTGTAAGTTGAAAAGATATCATCAAAATTTTGAAGGCCAATTTGGAATCCCGGCTTAAAGCCATTGCGAACAAAGTCTGTAACTTCATCTTCAATATCCCTGAACGTTGTAACATTCTCAAGCGGTACTGGTCTTGCTCCTGTAATACGCTCTGATAATTTTTCTTTTCCATACTTTTGTAAATATTCATTCGCATCTTTGCAATCTTCGAACGACGCTAAGTAGCACACCTCAGAGCCTAGTCTTCTAACTAATTCGGCTTGTAAGGCTTGTCCTGCTTCGTCTGAATCGCATGCTAGTATAATCTTATCTTTGTCTTCAAAGTAATCAATACAAGCGTCTAAGTATTCAAGATTGTTTGTATTTAATGTAGCACCGTTAGGAACTGATATTGCGTTAGGTATACCTGCTTCATGCAGTGCTAACACATCCATTTCTCCTTCAACAATAACACAATACTCATAACCTATTATACTATTTATATTATAGAATACTTTTTCAGCACCCTTATATAATTTAAAGTTTTTTCGTCCATCGCGATACTTAACATTGATAAGTTGATCGCCCATGAAATAATTAAACTTTATAACGTTCTCGGTCTTACCGGTCTGCGGCATATACTCAGGACCCTCGCCAATTTGAAGATCGACAAGAGTTTGCTGAGATATTCCCCTAGTTTTAAACCAATCAATTACTTTGCTAGCCGGAAGCTTAGGCTCAATCGTTACCGGTCTTACATATACTTTTTCGCTAGCGCCTTTACGTTGATACGTATGTAATTGAAATGATGTATTACAATTGTGACAAGTGCCAAGACCACGTTCCCAGTCGTAAGAAGCACACTTTGCTTTTACGTTCTTAGGTTTTCTATCAGGAGAACAGTTAGGGCATATACCCTGTTTCTTTCCTTCTTCAAGCTTATGTTGATTGAATTCATCAATCAAAAATCCATTGATCTCTGTTGTCTGCATTAATTTAATTTAGTTTAATTAAAATGGTAAATCATCGCTCTGTGGTTGTGCAGCCGCTGCTTGTTGAGGTTGATCATCTCTAGGTGCTGTTGCTACATTTTCTCCGTTTGTCCATACTACCTTAACATTTCCAAGATAAACTTTAGCTACTTTAGCTTCTCGTTCTTCTTTTGTTTGCTCTACAACAACTGGCCCTTGCTGACCATATGTGTCAACTTCGTCGTTAATTGTTATTGTAATAGGTAGATACTTTCCTTTTTTGCCCACATAGATTTTATCTTTTGGGATTTCATTCAAGTTAATACTTGCTTTAATAATACTTGCCATAATTATAGGGTTTTGTTAATAAAATAATTTTCCGGCTTAAATTCCGGGTTGTTAAAAAATAATTTGTATTGTTCTACTGCTTCCTGAACTTTGTCTTCACCAAAAGATAAAAACTTGTCAGAACAGTCGTATATGCCAATTTGATGTGTGCTTTTGTCAATAACCATAAAGATCATTTCATAACCAAACAACTTCTGGTATATATAAGCTTGACTGTTATAATTGTACTTAGTTGCTGAATATCTAAACTTAGAAATGTCTGCAGTTGTTTTTAAATCAATAATTAATTTCTCATCATGATTAATAATGTCTGCTTTACCTTTCCAGTTAACGCCAAATATTTCAGCTATTCCAGGTACTTCGTATTCTACATTTTCACCACGTATCAAACTTTTGCAAATTTCATTAGACATCATTTTGTCTACTAGTAATTCTGTTTGATCTGCTTCGTGTTGTAATAAACATAGCTCGCCGTTTGAAATCTCTTTGTACGCTTTTGTATTCCTAGTTGAAGCTTCTACTATCTTAAAGCTTTTAAGCTTGTGAGGCTCAAGTATTGCTGTATGAAAGTAACCTCCAACTAAGAATGCAGGAATTGGTTTCATTGGTTTTCCAAGCGCCAAAGGGTTTGTTAATAACGTTGATATGTCCGAGTTGCTTAGAAATTGTTTTCCAAACTTACCATAATAATGCTCGTCTTCCTTCAACTTGTTTAACTCATCTTTTCTATTCATTATAAAGTATTTAGTACGCCGGCTGGAATGTCATATTTCTTTTTAATAGCTTCCATGCTACCGCCTGATTTAATAAAAGCTTTTGCTTTTGTTAGTGCAGCTCCTTCTAATTTAGGTTTGGCTACATTACCTTTGTCGTGACTATTTGTTGCGTCACTGTCTGCTGTATCATCTATTAAAAATAGATTACCTAAAGCATACTTCTTTCCATAACTAGATGCGGAACCGAATTTTTGAGGCATTTGCATACCCTTTTGAGCTAAATCAACGCCAACTATTGCCGTAGCTTGTATAGCGTCTGTTGCATTACTAATAGTAGCTGTTGATTCCAAAATAGGGAATGGTTCACTTTCAATTAAACGTTCGTTAATTGTTACGCTAACTCCTAACTCTAAGAGATAAGGTTTTGTTGCTTCTAGGATGTCTTCGGCTGATCTGAAGTTGTATTTGCCGAATGAATTAAATCTACTTTTCTTCGATTTAAATTTTGTCTGGATTGTTGCCAGTTTCTCATTTAAGGTCATATGGTATGTGGTTTGTTATTAATATAATTACGCATTGTGTTTTTGTTTTACGTGGTTAAACTATAGGATATCAAGTACTTGAGAATGATCAACGTTGTCAATCAGCTTTTGTACTGCTTGTTTTTTAAGCTCTGATATTCTTACATAAGAGCTAACACCTTTAATATCTAAGATGCTTGCAATTTCTTTAGCTGAATGTTTATCACAATCTAAACCGTATGATAATCTCAGCACTTCGTATTCATTACCTGTTAAGTATTTTTGCATTAAGCCTTTAAGATATACATTCATTAGCTGTATATTATAAGGCTCTGATTTATCTTCAACTTGATGCATCATGTTTTCGTCATCGTCATTTGTAACTTGGGCATCAATACTTAAAAACACGCTGTTAAAAAACATAGCAACCATAATTTTATCTTTAGGGTTATTACGTATTTCAGTCAGCTTGTGTTCTGGTATTCTTATATCGCCTCGCATCATGTCAATTCTACGCCTGATATTGCCTTTAATTCTTTTGCTAAAAAAGCTTTTTAAAGTTTTTTCAATATCATCTGAATCAATTAATAAATCCCAATCTAGTTTATCTACAGCTTTAATTAAGCCTTCATTGCCAATTTGTAGCAAATCATTTATACTTAATACGCCAGATGCTTGTTGTGTAGTTGAAAACTTACGTGCTAAATTTTCAACAAGAGGCATGAATTTAATAATAAGTTGATCTCTAGTGTAATAATCATAAAACTTATCAGGAGGCATAGATGCTTTAAGATCTTCTTTGTATCTTATATAGTTTTGTACATTGTACTTTTTCATATTTCTTTATTTAAAAGTTCTTTTTCTTTTTTAAGTTCCATGCTCATATTTCGATGTATTGTGCGTGGCGAACAACTTAATATTCTAGCTAAGCCTAATATAGTTATAAATCTGTTTTCATCATGCAGATCTAACATACATTGATATATATCAGATTCTGTAACTGATTTTGATCGACCAACCATTTGGCCCACTATTTTAAATTTTTCTTCAGTTGTTAAACCGCTAAATTCTTTAAATATAATTTTACGCAATTTGTTTGGTGGTGGTTTTTCTAAATCCATCATGCTAACATCATAAATTATAGAATTAATTACCGCGGAGCTAGGTGTAAATGTAATAAAGCCTGTTCGTTTATTACATATATACTTAACTAAGCCTTCAAACTCATCTGGGTCTACTTGTGGATTTAAATACCATAACACATACATGTGCCATTTAAGTGACTTAAAAGTTGTTATTTTAGCTTTGCTTCGAAACAATTCGTAGCATTCGTGTGTACCATTTTCGTAGTAATTACCCCAATCAAAAACTTCTGTTGGTTCGTCTTCAATTGGAGCTCTACGGTATATAATACGTCTCTTGACTAAATAATCAAGGTTTCTTTCGTATGACATAAGCCTGTTATTATTATATTATAATAGCTATCGTCGCTATTTGTTATTAATTCTGTTATAATGACAATCAAGAAGCTGGTGTACAACTTCTTCACTGATCATGTTGTTGTTATACAACTTCCATATTAGTTTACTCATAGTTTCTAAGGGTTTTAAATAAAGGGTGTCTGTAACTACCGGCTTTCGTGCGCTGAAAATAAGTAAATGTAGCACGTTGACCCATGAAGTCATGAATGTTATCTAGTATATTTCGTCTAGCTGTAAAGTTATAGCCTTTGCCGATAGGGCAACCGAACTTGTTACCGTCATCATCTTGCATTAAGAATTTGCCGATAAGGCCATCAAATTTGCCTTTACCAGCTTCATAGCCAACTATGGTTGCTTCGGTATCTACAAAGTCTTTGAATTTTTGTAAATTGTAAGAACGTTTTTGTTCGTAAAAAGCATTAAGTCTTAGCATTGAGCCTTCGTAGCCTTGAGCTAAATGCACAGCGTGTAACATCTTAGCTTCGTCTAAGCTTTCAACAACAGTATTTTTAATTAGAGTCATTGACTTAGCTATAGGTAGAGTGGTTGCTAGCATGTTGTATCTAGTTTCATACGTAGGATTTAAATCTGTGATGACATCATATACGTGATACTGTACAAGATTAGATGCTTCAGAGCGATCCTCGTCAGTCGGTTTTTGCTTTCTGACTAATGATATAATCTTTTCGAAATCTTGCTTTAAAGCGTGATTATACAGCTCGCCGTCAAGAACAATATCAGGAAACTTTTTAAAGAAATCTTGTAAATCATCTTGCAGGTGGTCAACATTTTTGAATTGCTTGTGATTACGTGAGTAAGCGCCGTCTTTAGTAAAGATACAGCGTACACCGTCAAGCTTAGGTTGCACAAAGACTTTGTTAGTCCAGTCAATAGGTTTTGTATTAACTTTTTGTGCTAGCATTGGTTTAATCATAAATTGTATTTGTTTTTTAAGTGTTTAATTTTGTTAGCAACTATTCTAGCCGCTTCGTAGTCTTCGTTTTCTTCGAGTTGCGAAAGCCTGTTGTTAAGTTTAATTATTTCGTCAGCCATAATTTCGTCTTCAGTAATTGTACCAAATTCAATTTCAGCGTCATCATCAACCATACTTTGTATTTCAGCTTTAAACTCTTCGTCATGAGCTTTTTGGCGGGCAATAATTTTATCGACCACCATTTCAGCTATTCTATTCATTTCGTTTTCAGTCATTTATGCTCTTTTGAATTTATAAGAGGATAAAATGTGTTTGTTAATGAATTTGCCTTTAGACGCAGATGTTCTTAAGCCTTCGAATACGAAGTTTGGTACATCATTGTAGTTATAGGCTGTGCCATTATTAAATGTTAGTGTCAATCTGTAGTCATTGTACTCATATTGAGCAGTTGAAATTGCCGTAGAGTTAACTTCTACAGTTTGAAACGGTAAAATTAATTTGTTCATAAGTTATTGTATTTAAAGTTAGTTGCGCCGGCAGGATTCGAACCTGCGACCTCTAGATTATGAGCCTAGCGAGCTGACCATCTGCTCTACAGCGCTATTTGTATATATATTATCCAGCTACCGCCGTATTTTGTTTGTAGCCTTCATCTTCAAGCTCGTCAATTGCTTGCTGGTGAAATCTTTCGGCTAAATATAAATATAATTCTTGCATAGCGTCATCAATAAAGTCTTGATGATAGTCGTCAACGTATATTTCACCGCCGTCTCTAATTGCATTTTCAAGCTTGCCGCTAAGATCACTGTCGTAATAATGTATGTCTTCGTTTACACTTATAGAGCTAGTGTCGTAGCAAGCTACAAATACGCTGTAGCCATCGGCTGTAGATTCTTCGTAAATATAGTAATCGCAATTTTTTTGCCACTGATCAGTTAGCTCAGCGTCGTAATGCTCAAGTATTAGTTTTCTTACATATTCTTCATCGTGAGAATCTGTTTCGCCAAAGCCATAGCTTATCATTTTAGCTTCAATAAGCTCGTCTGTTATTAGTTTTTCTTTCATTATCTTTGTTTTTCTATTAATTCTGCTATAAAATTCCATACTTTTAGCTCTGTTTTGTAGCCATCAAGTACTTGTTCAGCTTCTTCGTAAGTAATTCCGCCGTAAGTTCCTTGTTTTAAGCTTCGCTTATAGTCTTCAATATCTAATTTTAGTATTGTAACTTTAGCAAAAGCTTTACTGCTTGCTCTATTCTTAATATCTGCAAGCGCCCATTCACACATAATCATTTTGATTGCTTAAATGCTTCGCCTAGAAAATCTATATCGCAAGAAGCCATGATATCAAACGCATCGCCGTAGGGAATTGCAGTATAATAGTGTTCATCGCTAAGCATTCTGATTAAAGCTTCGTGTGAATGTGGTCTGTCAGCATATTTTTTAGCTAAAGTTGTTTTAAATTCTGGTTTCATTCTTTCGTAAAGTGTTTTTGTCATAGTTATTTATTAGTTACGTTTATATTATCCGTTAGTTGTCGTATTCTGTTTGTAATTTTTCAGTGGAGGTGGACAGATTCGAACTGTCTTCCGCAATAGTTCCATATAGGCTTTCTATCACGTCAATACCAAGTCACCCCCGGTTATTTACGTCGCCAAGCACGATGCACAGATGCACTTACTTCTTGGCTGACAATTTGTATTGTATTTCCGGTTTTATGTTCGATTATAGGAACATATGAATAGGTTTGGGTTGTACTACAAGGCATACAAGTGTTATAGCCTAATTCAAGTCGTACAGGATGTACATTTTCACCGCATTTACAATACATAGTTTATTTGTTTTTATTTGTTACATTATTATTATCCAATTAGCTTCGTATTACGTTTGTAAATACATTTTTTCAATTGCTAATCTCATTACTTCAGAATGAATAGCGTTGTAGTCATCACCGTCTTGTTCAAAATCTGACAGTTGCCAGTCAATTGAATCATACATTAGTTCTTTGGTGACTTCCGCAATTCCTTCTGCGATTTCGTCTAGTTGTTTCATTTTACTCATAGTTGTAGTTTAAAGGGTTTCTGTAAAGGCTCTCCATCGAGCAGTGTAAGCATATGATTTGCCTTTGGCAAAAGTACTTTTTTGACGTGTAACCACCGCATTGTACTCAATATCTGTCAGTCCGCTACACTTCTCATGGGAGTGGGCACGCCTATGCTCGCGACCACGGTTTTTTTGTGCTTGTTTTGCATAATCGCACAATTCTTTCATATTAGTTGGATTAGACATAAGACCAGATTGAAGGGTTATGTTCAACATAAGTTAAGCCTTGGTAGTTGAAGAATTCAGTTATGCCGTCTTGGTCATTGTCTTCATTGTAAATGAATGCAAATCTTTTAGGTAAGTCGCCAACAGTATAGCCTTTATACTTTTTGCTGTCAAGCATAATTGTTGTTGAGTTAATTTTTTTAAAGTTTTTCATAGTATTATTTTTTAGTTACATTTATATTATCCAGTTACAATCGTATTTTGTTTGTAAAATCTGAATGCTTCACTTCATCCCAGTCAATTTCAACGTCATCTGGAAATTGTTTTATTAAATAGTCACATTGATGGTCGCCGCCGTCGTGAGTTTGTGTATTGATGAGGTATCTTTCACCGTTTAATATCATTACTTCCATTAGTAAGTTGTTTGATTTTGCATTATTGTATTAGCAAAGTTTTGTCTAAATTGCCATTCTTGTTTTCTGTAGCTGTAGTCAGTACACCATTTACGCCAAGATTTACTTGTAGCTTTAGGCCCGTACTTTGCTTCGAACTCATCAACTCGTTTTAGTTTGGCTTTAATTTGATCAGCCGGGTAATCTTTAAATTTTTCAGTCATAGTATTATATTTTAGTAGACATCGCGAGAATCGAACTCACATCAACCATTATGTCTTGTCTATCCAGTTTGTGTATTACTCTGGTTCGGATAGTCACCATTTATTAGTTATAATATTATATTTTGTAAAAGATTATAAGAAGAAGATTTTGTTAAGTTAGTAGATTTGTAGAATTCTATTCTGTCAACAACATCTTGTCTAGTTAGTTTACTTTCTGATTGAAGATTTATGTAAGAAGTCATGTCGATTTGTTTGCCGTTCTGACAAGTTAGTATATATTGCATAGTTATTTTTAGTTACATTATTATTATCCGTTTGTATTCGTATTTAGTTTGTATTACCAAGTAGTTTCGTCTAAACCTTGTATTTCAATATTCTTAATAAATGTTCTTAGTTGTGTAAATCTTAGTAGTAATGTGTGTTTGAATTTTCTCATAATAGTTTTTGTTTATAGGTGTATAATTGTTTATTGGTTTAATTTATAGTTAATGTCTTATGTCATGACACAATGTCAGTGACGATATGTCATACGACAATTAGTCTTAGTTTATTGTCTGCTTGATTACATATATATTATCCAATGATGATCGTATTATGCTTGTAAACTCGTAAACGTACGGGAAAAGCGTAAATATCTGGGGTAAAGGTGATAAAAAAAACGCCGATATATAAGGAAAAACGTATTAAAATGTGGGTGGGGACGGCTAAAATAATTGGATTTTCCTGTAAAAAAAAGCAAAAATTTGTAAAATTCAACCCAACTGCCAGTAATATGCAATACTTTTTTAATTACAGTGCGACGCTAGGTACTTAAGTATAATAATAGTAAGCTATTGTCACACTATAGGTTCGTAAAGTAAATATGCTCTTATATATGTAAGTATATATACATATGGAAACGCAAGCATTTATGGGTACCGGGGAATTGATCCCTAGATTGATGGCTCAGGTAGGCAGTGCTAGTTTTGGTATGGCTTTAGCTAAGAAGAACGGCTTTTTTAATCCAGACGGTAGCATGTCAGACTTAGGCATAGCAAGAAACGGTATGGATGCAAAAGGAAGAGCTATAGATAGAGCCGGTGGCACGGGCATATACAATCGATATACTAACAGAGTAACACAATCAGCATGAAAAAATTTATAGACAGACTACAACACGCATGGAACAGCTTATTATACAAACTAATGTTTAAAAAATACGTATAATGGCTATAGCAAACAGTTACCCAATGGGTACACCAAAATCAGGAGATCTACTGCTAGGCACATCTGTACCGGCGATAGGTACTAATGAAAAGCCTACAACCAGAAACTTTGGTATTGAAGATGTGGCCGCCCTTGTCTCAAGAGGCTTCTTAGAAGTAACAAAAACATTGACAAACGCAGAATGGATAGCTTTGCCGGCTACTGGCATTATAGTAGTGCCCGCGGTAACAGGTAAGTACATACAAGTTGTATCCGCGCGTGCTAGTTTTATATTTTCTACTCCTGTCTTTACATTTACCTCTGATTTAGTTTTAAGTAGTAGAACTACAATAGCAGCTCTTACTTTAAAAGACATACAAGCTAGATTGCCTCAGGATTTTGAAGATATAGATGGAAATGAAGTATCGATATTTGGACTAGAAGCTACAAAACCAACATTAAGCGCACCTTTATATTTTAATACTTTAAATACAGCAACTAATGTAGGCGGCGGTACGGTTGCTATTACAGTAAGATATCAAGTAATATAATAACGCATGGCTAGAATAAGTTCGTATCCGTTTGATACTAATGTAACAGACAATGACGCTTGGATTGGAACCAATGCAGGCAACCGACAGACAAAGCAATTTACTGCTTCAGCTGTCGCGAACTATCTTAATATAAATGGTAAAGTTAATATTGGAGGGCAGATGTCATTTAAATGGTCTGACACGCAAAACGGCGGTTTAGGTACAATATCTAAAACCGGCGGCGGTGGATCTGGATCTAACTTTAATACTTTAACTTCAATAAGAATTTCAAGAAACGAAACCAATGGACAACGTGTTGTTGAATTCCTTGAGTACTTGATAGGCACTGATATACTAATAGGGCAAGGTAATCAAATAAGTCAATTTGGGCATTACAAACTAGATACGTATGTAGTCGATCCCCAATCATCTAGTTATTACATAGCAGGCATAACTTTTATTGGAGGCAATGGCATTATTGCGGAGGAAGGTACGATATATACAGTAATAGATTTCAACATAGCATCGGGAGATGTTAATTTAAAACAAAATTTTAATGCATCCAATCAATGGGTGATTAACAATACAACAAGCAAGGCAGAACCATCTGTAACATTGATAGACAATGCAGGGGATGAAATATATGGCGCAGTTGAATACACAAACGCAACAACAATAACAGTAGACTTTAACAGCAACATAGCAGGGTCATCAATCTTAAACTAAACTAACAAAAAACTATGGCAATTAATTATTACGCTAATATTGGAATGATAGGTTCCGATATTGAAATGAACAAAAATGAGCTTAAGTTACCGGTCATTGACAACTTAGCTACGCAGCCCGCAGTGGGAGCGTCTGTTGAAGGGCAAATGTATTTTGATACAACAGCAGGTGACAAAACCATGTACTTCTTTAACGGAACTGCTTGGATTGAAATGGATGGAACTGGGTCTGGTGTAGCAAGTGTAGATACTACAGACGGTACATTTATAGATTTAGCACCAAAAGCTGCTTCAACGGGAGCGGTTGTTGTTACAGCAGATCTTTCTGCAACTGGAACCCCTTCCGGCACAAACTTTTTAAGAGGTGACAATGTGTGGGCAACACCCTCAGGATCATATACATCTTGGAGCTTAGAAGCCGATAGCGGAACAGCTATAAATATAACAGATGGACTTAGAGCTGATTTTGAAGGTGGCACTGGAATTACCACAGCAGTTTCATCAGGAACTCCGAATAAATTATTAATAACGAATTCAGGCGTAACAAGTATTGTAGCCGGTACTAATGTAACAGTCAGTGGTGCAACAGGTGCTGTAACAGTAAATTCTACTGATCAATTTCAAGGAACAGTAAAAAGTGTTAGTGCAGGAGCTGGTTTAGTAAAAACTGGAACAGCGGTCGATCCAATAATAAGTGTAGATTATACTGGAACTGGTATTATTAAAGATGCCACCGATGGAACTGGTGTAGAATCTGATGATGCAATACTTTTTCAAGATGACAGCGACGGAGACGAAGTTAAAAGTATTCAGTTTGTAGATATACCTTTAAGCGTACTAGGTATTCCTACAAGTAACGTGCCTTTCAATAGTAAAAAAATAACTAATTTAGCCAATGGTACTGCAACAAATGATTCTGTAAATTTAGGGCAAGTTCAAGAATTAGTAGCTGGTATTGGTTTATTTAAAGGAGGGTATAACGCAACCACTGGTTTAACAACAGATTTAGGAGCTGGTAATGGTTCTTTAGACGGAGCATCAAACATTGCTTTAGATCTTGGGGATTTCTTTGTAGTAACTACAGGGGGTACTGCTTTCTACACAACAACACTTGAAATTGGAGATACAATATATGCTAATCAAAATATTGCAGCATCTTCTACACCCGCTGAATCAGTATATACAGTAGTTATACAAGATCAAAATGTTGCTGGCGAAGGAGCAAATGATGCTGCTACGCAGAAAGGTGTGGCTGGATTTGACTCTGCTACATTTAGTGTAACATCAAATGGATTTGTTACTTCTGATATATACGGTGGAGGCTCTACACTTGGCGTAGTTCCCGCTGGAGGAACTTCTACTACTTTCTTAAGAGGTGATGGAACTTTTGTTACTCCAACAAACACAAACACACAAAGAGGCGCTGGTGTAGGTTTAAGTCTTAATGGTAATAACTTAGACGCTAACGTCGACGGTGTGCAATCAGTTGCTGCTACTAATTCAAGTACCACTGCTGCTAGAACATATAAGATTCAAGTTGATTCAGGTGATAAATTAGTAGTTAACGTACCTTGGGTTGATACTAACACAAGCGCAGTAACAAGCGTTTCAGCATCTACCGCAGCTAATTTAGATGGTATGTCAGTAACACCTACAACTGGAGCTGTTGTCGTGGGATTAGATATTGCAGGTCTAACTCAAAGAACCGAAGCTCAACTTAATTATGATGACTCCTATTTGGTTGTTAATGACGATTCGGCAGATGAAAACGTTAAAGTATCTCTTGAAGACTTTTCACAATTAAATACTTTTGTATCTGGAACAATAACTGCTTATGGCGCAATAACTCATAGTTTAGCTAGTTTCGATGTAATGGTGCAAATTTATGATGAAACTACAAAAGACACAATCCATATGGGAGTAGAAAGAAATACAGTAGACCAAATTACACTTTCTGGTACTGGTACTTTCCCTTCAGGTGGAGTTATAGTTCTAATAAACAGAATGAGATAATAAAATTCAATTAAATTTAATCAACTAATAAACTAAACAGACATGGCTATAATATATTATGCGGATCAAGATGTAAAAGGCAGCCTAACTGTAGCTAGTAGTGCAACTGCAACTAATTTTATTACAACAACCGATACCGGTATAGATATAAATGGAATAGCATTAACTAGAGTAGCAGCAAATTCTGCTATTAGAGTAGGTGATGGATTAGAAACTTTAGGATTACTAAGAAGTT